AAAAAAAAATTCGTATGTTCAGCTTTTAAATAGAAAAGCAATCTTCTCTAAGTCTGCCGCTTGAATCTTATTGTTTCTAATGCATCTATGTAGATTTTGTTCGCTCATTCCAACATCAGCAGCAAGTTTCTTTAATCCACCACCTCTGTTTTCGCTCAATTTTCTAACAATTTCTAAATTCATGATTTACAGGAACTTGAATTAGTCGACTAATATTTAATTTCGCATACACTAAATTTTATGACGAAAATATTTGTTCGCCACGAATAAATATGTTAGCTTTGCACTATAAAGTTAAACAATAACCCATAAAAAACAAATAAAATGGCAGAAAATCAAGTAAAAGTACGTCCAACTTTAACGGATTTGGAAGTAGGTAAAGCGGTTACTTTCCCCATTGAAAAGACTAAGAGCGTCCGTTCTCAGGCTTCCGACCTCGGACTTATCCTGAATCGTAAGTACCAGACAGAAACGGACCGAGAAAAGCGTATCATAACAGTAATCAGAATATCGTAATTTGTAATCATCATGAACAAATTTGTAAATATTTCACAACTGATACTATCCTGCATCATGCTTTTTGCGGTGGTTGTCAGCATTGTGGCACATATCATACTTGGAAACATCGCATCGTTCATTGGCTATCTTGTATCAGCTGTATTCATCTTTCTCACATGGAAACTGGTACGTATATCATGGATGGAGTTTCAAAATGAAAACAAATAACCTCTTAACTTACAATATCATGTCTATCAATTTCAAAAAATTAAATTCTCAAATCAAGCCTCTTAAATCGGAAGCAAGACACGTGGGCTACATCTTTATTGCTACAGACAAGCAAAAGAGAGAAAGTCTGGTTGACTCTATTGCCAAGCCCGGTTCTAAACGTTCCCTAATAAAAGTGCTTACATATTTCATTAAAACCGATGAAAATTATCGTGCAGAGTATTCACTTTAATCCGTAATCCTATGCTCACTATTGATTTTCCCGATAAATCCGTTACTTATGACACTTTCGTCCGCGATGTAGCGTCCTCTGTAGTCCGTATGCTTGCCGATACACACAATGACCCCGAAATGGTCAGCCAGCGAAAAGCATACGCTATGTTTGGGCGTGGCAATGTGGATAGATGGCGCAAGCAGGGTAAAATAACCCCCTGCAAGCGTCCGGGCAAAGTTGAATACCGCACAATCGAACTGCGTACACTACAAAGGTTACAACAAGACTATTTCAAATGATAAGGGAGGATAGCTCAGCGGATAGAGCGGCGGTACGTACCCAAATGGCCAAGATGCAGCAGGACACAGGTTCAAATCCTGTTCCTCCCACTATTTTTTCACTATTAAAAATCAAAGTAGATGAAAGCAATTCAGCTAAAATCAATCACGCTTCGCAACTGGCGTGGAGAAAAAGAAAGGACAACACAGTTCCATACAGATGGCACTGTTACACGTATCTGTGGTCGTAACGGTCTCGGCAAGTCCAGGCACATGGATGCGTTCTGTTGGCTGCTTTTCGGCAAGGACAGCAAAGACCGTAAAGACTTCAACTTGCGCACCACAGACGAAAAGGGCAATCCCCTACAGCATTGTGAATGCTCCGTAGAGGGAACATTAGTCGTTGATGGAACGGAAATTACCATCAAACGAGAGTATAAGGAGCAATGGGTCAAACCTCGTGGACAAGTAGAGGAAGTGTTCAAGGGGAATGTCACCGAATGCACATGGGACGGCGTACCTGTTCGTGTCAATGAGTATAAGGAACGGATAAATGCCGAAATCATTGATGAGAACCTTTTCAAGATGCTAACCAATACCGAGTATTTCCTATCGTTAAAACAAGATGTTCAACGTGAAGTGTTAATGTCCATTGCCGGAGCCAAAACAGACAACGAATTGGCGCAGGGAAATGCAGAATTTACCGCTCTCGTAGACATGTTGAGTGGCAAATCATTGGCGGATTATCGTCGGCAGATTGCCGCAGAGAAAAAACGTCTAAAAATGCAAGCGGATGAAATCAAGCCACGTATCGACCAAACGGACAAGATGAAACCAGAAGCCGAGGATTGGAACTCATTGGAAGAAATGCTCACCGACAAAAAGAAAGAGCTGGAAGAAATAAACGAACTTCTGCATTCTGAAGATGCTCGCAAGCAATCTGCCATCGATAAAAAAGCTGCGCTGAACCGTGAAAAACGGCAAATCGAACAGCAACAGAAGGATATTCTTGCCGCAGAAAGGAGAAGTCGTCAGGAGGAAGCCGATAAGCAGAACGAAACACGTAATGAAATCGAGAAAGAGTTGAAGAATATTCATTCCGAACGATCGGATTGCAATATAGACATTACCCGTGCAAAAGAACGCATCAAGTATTTGAACGAAGAAATAACTGGAACAACAAGCAGACTTGAAGAATTACGTTCCGAATGGGCATCCATTCGTGCCACACAGTACACCGGTGATAATATCTGTCCTCATTGCGGTCAGCCTTTACCCGACAATATGATACAAGACGCTCTCCAAAAGTTTGAAGAATATAAACAAAACAGGCTCAAAGAGAATCAATCACGTGGAAAATCCCTGTCGACACAAGTCGAATCATACCGAGAGGAATTAAACAGGCGTAATGAAGAACTTGTAGAGCATTCCAAAAAGATTACTGCCATTGACGAATGTATTGCAGGGCTGTATGATCGTCTGAAATCCACCCCGAAAGCAGCACCGTCCGCCATCAACGAAAACGAGCTGCCTGCGTATGCAGCAAACCTGAAACGTTTGGATGAGATAGAAAAAGAAATAGCAAATATCACATATACTCAGACAGATACCGAACTGTCCGAACGTGCCGAGTTGGTGAAATCTGCTATCAAGAACTTGGAAATCCAACTAAACAACCGTACCATTATCGCCAACTATGATAAAGAAATAGAGCGTCTTGAAAAGGAAGGTCGTGAACTCGCACAGAAGATAGCCGACATAGAGAAACGTGAATATATAGCTGCTAAGTTTGCCAAAGCTCGCATTGATGATTGTGAGAGCCGTTTGAACTCGCTGTTTGGCATGGTACACTGGAAACTTTTCGATACCACTCTTGACGGAAACGAATACGAAGTATGTATTCCTATAATTGATGGTGTGTCCTATGGTACGTGCAATACAGCAAAGCAAGTGAACGCAGGTATTGACATCACCAACACATTGGCAAGGCATTACGAAGTCTATGCTCCAATGTTCATTGACCGTGCCGAAAGCGTGAATACATTCATTGCTTCCAACGCACAAATGATATTCTTGCAGGTTACAACAGACAGTCAACTAACAGTAAAATAAATAGTTAAATCTTTAATTATTAGAATTATGAACGAAAGACAAATCACACCGGTTACACATCAAAGTAACGTTCCTGCTGGCATCAACTTCTTTGACCCGACAACCATTGAAACGCTCAACCGTTTCTCCACCATGTTTGCCAATTCCAGTCTTGTACCCGAAAGTTACCGCATTGGCGGTGTTGTTGGCGGTAAGACCGGAGAAGGACCTAAAAAAACGGTCTCTGAAGCCGAAGCAGTAGCCAACTGCGTAATCGCATTCGATGTGGCCACACGCATTGGAGCATCCCCTCTTATGGTAATGCAGAACTTGTACATTGTATATGGTCGCCCATCTTGGTCGTCCAAGTTCCTAATTGCCACTATCAATACTTGTGGACGCTTTGAACCACTGAAGTTTGAATTGACATCAAATGGAGTTTGCAATAACGGTGTGGCAAATGTCAAGTGTGTGGCATGGACTACTCCTAAAGGTGTTACGCATGATGAGAACGGAAAACCGGTTACATCAAAATCACCACTTGCCTTACGTGGTACAGCCGTTACCATACAAATGGCGATTGATGAGGGTTGGTATAGCAAAAACGGCAGCAAGTGGCGTACTATGCCCGAACAGATGTTACGTTACCGTGCCGCCTCGTTCTGGTGCTCTACATACTCACCGGAACTGTCAATGGGTATGCGTACCGTTGAAGAAAATGTAGAGGACGCCGATTATGTCGATGTTACAGAACAGGTTGCGAAAGAAATTTCCACGCAAGCCAACAAAGGCACTATCAGTTTTGATGATGCAGTAGCTCCGGTTTCCAATGAAGTTCCGGCAGGTGTTGACCCTGAAACAGGAGAAATTAAAGAGACCCAAGGTGAAACAAGTACCGAAAACCAAGCCTCAACCGAGGATGATGGACCGGGCTATTAATCCTATTTGAAATGAAACTTCATGTGTTAGGTTCTTCATCATCAGGCAACTGTTACCTCTTCCAGTCTGAAAAGACTGGTGAGGTACTTGCAGTGGAAGCCGGAGTTAAGTTCAACAAAGTAAAAAAGGTTCTTGACTTCAATCTAAACAGCATTGTTGGTTGTATCGTCAGCCATGAGCATGGCGACCATGCCAAATGTGTGGGCGATTTTATAAACGCCTGCATACCTTGCTATATGAGTCAAGGCACAAAACATGCGCTTGGTTTCTCTTCCAGCTATTGGGCAAAAGGGCTGTTACCATTCGAACAAGTTGTGATAAATGGATTTAGAGTGATACCGTTCCCAGTACAACATGATGCTGCGGAACCTTACGGATACCTCATCCGTCATGAAGAGTGCGGAACAGTGCTGTTTGCCACAGACACCTATTTCCTAAAATACAAATTTCCCGGTCTTAACAATGTAATGTTGGAGTGCAATTATAGCAAGGAAATTCTTGATGCAAATTTCACTGCCGGGCGCATTGACAAGAAACGCTACGAACGCACCATTAAGTCGCACATGTCCTATGATAACTGTCTCCTCACATTGCAAGCCAATGACCTGTCTCAAGTATGCAACATTCTACTCCTGCATCTGTCCGACAATAACAGCAATGCTACGGAGTTTATCCATGGAATAGAAAGATTATATCCAGAGATAGAAATAACAGCCGCTACAAATGGGCTTTCGTTAACATTTAACAAGAATCCCTATTAGCATTTGTGATTATGAGGAAAAATAATAGTAACCAGTAAATAAAGTAATATGAGAATCTATTTTGATATAATATTTATTGTTTTGAATATCATCATTTTTGCTGTTAACTTTCATTTTGCTTTAGAATCCAAATCCTCTAAAGCATATACGTATGCCATTTTAGGAATGAGTTTTGCCATTGCAGCCATCATCCTACTTCTATCTGCGGATTTAAATCAAGAATCATAATGAAAAAATCAGTTGAAAATACTCAATACAAAACAGAGAATTGTAGGCCAAACAATAGTGATCTATCATTTTAATAAAAATAAAAACAATGAGAAAAATTGAGATCGTTGAACATGTTATCAACAATACGACTATTAGTCGCTCACAGGCTATTCAAGCCGTAGATTGTGCTTTTGATGCTATTGAGAAAGCACTTTGTAAAGGTGAAAGTGTCTATATACGTGGTTTTGGCACTATCAAGACTTATATCACAAAAGAAAGGAAAGCCCGTAATATCTACAAGAGAACAACGGTAATCATTCCGGCAAGACGAACAGTAAAACTTGTAGTCAGTAAACAACTCAAAGAAAAAATGAACTCATGATGCACACGTGGTTTGAATGTAAAATCCGTTATGAAAAGACAATGGATAACGGAATGAACAAGAAAGTAACAGAACCCTATCTGGTTGACGCGCTCAGCTTCACGGAAGCGGAAGCACGCATCATTGAAGAAATGACACCCTTTATTTCCGGTGAGTTTACAGTTTCCGACATTAAACGTGCCAACTATAGCGAGCTCTTTCCCTGTGAGGAAGACAGTGCTGACCGCTGGTTCAAGTGCAAGCTATATTTCATTACCTTAGATGAAAAAAGTGGAGCAGAAAAAAAGACAGCTACCAACGTACTGGTACAAGCAGCCGACTTGCGTGATGCAGTAAATAAACTGGATGAGGGTATGAAAGGCACAATGGCCGACTATCAAATTGCATCGGTAGCGGAAACTGCCATTATGGATGTCTATCCATATGCCGCAGATGAGTCCATTACGGATACCATCAGTGAAAATGCCAATTCGCCTGTTGTACGAAATTTCATACAATCTCTCCCCGAAGGTTGCAGGACAACGATAACCGTTGGTGGGAAAAAAGTTGTAGTAGACAAGACCGGAAAAGACACCATTGTTACACCCGAAAAGCAAAGCGACAATGACACTTGAGGAAATGCTTCAAATGGAAAGGAAACGAAAAAAGAAGCAAAAATATGACGATGAGGAACATCGCATACAATGCTCTTGCGTAAAGTGGTTCAATTTGAAGTATCCGAAGTTAAAAGGCCGGTTGTTTTCTGTGCCGAACGGAGGAAGACGTGATACTGTTACAGGTGGCAAATTGAAAGCTGAGGGCGTAACAGCCGGTGTATCCGATTTGATTCTGTTGAAAAGCAATCGTGATTATGGTGCGCTGCTCATTGAAATGAAAAAGAAAGGCGGCTATCAATCTCCATCACAAAAAGAATGGCAAAAGATAATATGTGAAAACGGAGAATACAAATATGTTCTGTGCTTTTCGCTGGATGATTTCATTCGTGAAGTGGATGATTATTTGAGAAATGAATTTTAAAAAAGTCAGATATGGCACGAACTTTTAAAAAAGGTCTTGACTATTTCCCTCTGGATATAGATATATTTAACGACCTTAAAATAAGAAAACTAATCAAGTATCAAGGTGGAAAAGCTATAACGGTATATGCTCTGCTGCTCTGCAATATCTACAAGAGTGGGTATTATATGAAGTGGGATAAAGAGTTGCCTTTCATTTGCTCGGAGCTTACGGGATTTGAGGAGGCATATATATCAGAAGTAATCAAAACCTGCCTGACACTGGGGTTGTTTTCAAAAGAATTGTTTGACGCTGAAAAAGTATTGACTTCTAAAGGTATTCAGGAAAGGTATAGTCGTATATGCGTACAGTGCCGTCGTGTTTGCTATATTGGGGATTATAACCTAATCGAGAAAAGAAAGCCCAAACAAACTGAAAAACTGCCACGAAAGAATGACAATCCACAAACGATACAAGGTAGTACAACAGTGCAAAACGAACTGCAATACGAGCCTTACTCCATGACTATCGATGAAGAAATCGCCGAACTGAAAAAAGACGAGTGTTGGCTTGACCAATTACAAGTGCTTCATGCAACGAATATTTCCTCTTTGCGCAGCAGTCTTGACGACTTCCGGGTGCAATGCCTGGCAGACGGGAAAGACCGGCATTCTTCCTTACAGGATGCCAAACAGCACTTCAACGCATGGTTGAGAATTGTAAATGATAAAAATAAAAGAAAAGATGATAAAGTTAGACCCGAAAGCAGAAATCAACGCAGAGGTAATCTTCTCAAATCTGATGAAGAGAAAACATATGGTAACTCGTTTTAGATTGCCATATACCGCCAAGCAAGTTTACGCTATGCTATATGAAGCGTGCCGGGTGGAAGTTGCTCATAGGCATAGGGAATTTAATGCCACCGAACAATACAAAAAGCACCTTTGGGACATTTCCAATTGGATTACATCGGAAGCCTCCACTTTCGGATTGTTCCTTTGCGGCGATGCCGGAAATGGGAAAACCACCATTCTGCGTGCATTGCAAAACCTTATAAACTACTTGCGCTCTGATGAGGGGTATAACAGCAATGCGGATGCATATCCGATACGCGGCTACATGATGGTATCGGCTAAAGAACTCGTCTTGCTGGCTAAAGCGTATAACAATCCCACACGCGACAACACCTCCGATGTGGCACGCTACAAAAGGCTGCGCCAAATCGAAATACTCGCAATCGACGAACTCGGCTCCGAACCGAAAGAAAGCATTCATTATGGCGATTACGTAACCGCCGCCATGGATATGCTGTCTTTTCGCTATGAAGAGCAGTTCTGTACGCTGGTCTCATCCAATCTTACGGCAAAAGAAATTGCAGAATATTACGACGAACGAATTGCAGACCGTTTCCGTGAAATGATGCTAATCATCAATTTCGGCAATGAGCAGTCATTCAGAAAACAGTAAACTAATTAAAAACATTATGACGATGAATACAGATTATAGTTATTGTTCGGGCGTTACCTGCTCAATCCGCAAGAGTTGCAAACGCTATTTACCCGATCCACCCGATACACGTTTGCAATGGGTATGGCCAGCATACAATCCGGAAACAGGCAAATGCAAGTACTATGAGCCAACAACCATTAATTCAAATAAAAAATAAATATGGATTATTTAGAAGTAAAGAAGTGTGAAGTATGTGGAAAGACTAAACATATTTCAGAGTTCAGCAAATCATATCCTAACAGGTGTAAAACTTGTGTAGCAGAACACACGAGACAAATGAGAGCTGCTGAAAAACTTAAAGCTAAAGTAAAGGCTACCGGCGAGGTCATAGATGTTGAACCTTCAGGTACTATGCTGGTTTCATGCGGTTCATTCATAACAAAAGACGGTAGAAAAATACCCGGAACAGCACTTGAATTTGAAAAAGCCATAGACTGGGAACAACGCAGATACGAGATTGCGAAAGAGCTAATGAAAGGATTTTCAGCCAATTCACATAATCAGTGTGTGGATGCAAGTAGCGAAACGTTAGCCCAGTGGAGCATTAGCGGTGCTGATGCTCTTATTGCAAAATTGAAGAAAGGAGTTGAAGAATGAAACGAGAAGATATTGAAAAAGTGGCAAAAGATTATTCCATAGGTAAAACATATTTTCGGAGAAACGTTCTCAAAGAAGTGGATGCGGACGATTATGTTCTACGCAAGGGTAATTGCAGTGAAGACTTCATAGCTGGTGCAGAATGGCGCATAAATAGCGTGTGGCATAGTAACAATCGAACGTATAAAGCGCAAAAACCAGCTTTGGTTATATTCAAAAACGGCAAAGCCAAGGTATATGATAACCTCACTGATCTGACAATCGAAAGTCTTTGGGGTGAAATAGATAGATTTGCTTACATTGAAGATTTAATACCTAATATGGAGGATTAAATCATGAAACCTATATTAAATACTGAAGACATTAGGAAGCTAAAGATAGATGATAAGCTGATTGAATGTTCTTGCGGCAAAGTGAATTATTATAGATTCCTATGTTTCCACCCACGAAACACGAATTATGTAATTCTATTGAATCATTGCGAAGAGCCTGAAAGGTTTTTTATTCAAAACCTTATAGACCGGTTCTATACAAATTATACAAGTCGTGATATAATCACTTATCGTAGAGATTACGCCATTAAGAAACTCAAAGAGTTTGAACAAGCGTTGTCTGAATTAGGAGATAAAGATGAGTTATGAGATATACACTTAGAAATCAAGATAAGATTGCTGCTGCATATAGCTCCGAATACTTGAAAGAGCATATAATCGGAAGCCTTGACAGTTATTTCAATGTTCCAAGAAGTCAAGAAGAGGTTGAGGATTTTATTTACAGTTCGTGTGTTTGTTATAGCACAAATCAAGGTAACTACCCAATCATGCAAATTAATGACATTGCAGACGATAATGCCATGTTGGAATTTGCATGGATAGGAACTCAATATGATGTGATTAAACTTGCTTTTTTAGGCAGAATGAAAGGATAAACCAATGAAAAATGTAACGAAACTCGCTAAAAAGTCCGCAGGGCTTAGCCAAAAATGTTCGATTTGCCCACTTATGAAAAGATGCACTTTAGAAATCCAGAGAGCTTGTTTTGACAGCTTTGTAGAGGGTTTCAAGAAAGGGGCCAGAGCTGCAGAAAAAGAAAAAACAAGAAAAAGAAATGAACATCGGACTATTGGCTGTTGATAGCAATTATCCTAATCTTGCCTTGATGAAAATCAGCAGTTATCATAAGGCAAGGGGTGACAAGGTTGGGTGGTATAATCCTTTCGATCATTATGATAAAGTGTATATGGCTAAAGTATTCAGCTTTACAGAGGATTATCGGCAATGGATAACTAATGCTGATCAGATAGAGAAAGGCGGTACAGGGTATGACATAAAAAAGGTTCTTCTACCGGAAATTGATAGAATGATTCCTGATTACGATCTGTATAATGTTGATAAGAATTTGGCTTATGGCTTTTTGACAAGGGGTTGTCCTAATCGTTGTAAATGGTGTGTTGTGCCTGCCAAAGAGGGAAACATTGCTCCTTACATGGATATTGCGGAAGTATCTGCCGGACGAAAAAATGTGATTCTTATGGATAACAACGTACTTGCATCCGAGTACGGATTACAGCAGATTGAAAAAATAATCTCCATGGGCGTGCGGGTTGACTTTAATCAGGGATTAGATGCCCGGCTGGTGACGGATGATATGGCCCGGTTGCTTGCAAAGGTGAAATGGATAAAGCGTATACGATTCGGTTGTGATACACCGGGACAAATCGCGGAATGTGAACGGGCTACGGCTTTGATTGATAAGTATGGCTATAAGGGCGAATACTTTTTCTACTGTATATTATTGAATGACTTTAAGGAAGCATTTACCCGCGTTAATTATTGGAGAACAAAAGGCGGGCGGTTCTTACCATATTGCCAGCCTTACCGGGACTTAAACAATCCTCGTCAGATTATCCCTCAATGGCAAAAGGATTTGGCTGGGTGGGCTGATAAGAAGTGGATATTTAGGACGTGTGAGTTTAAGGATTTTGAGCCGAGAAAAGGATTTAAATGTAAAGAATATTTTGATTTATAAATTATAAGCATTATGGCAAAAGAAACAGTATATAGATATTCATTGCGGACCGTTTCTAATTGTTGGTTGGGTGAAGTGATGTTAACAGACAGCAAAGAGTTCTTTGCAATGACAGATTGGGGTAATTTTAATTACTGCTGGTCTACTCAGGAAGATATACGGAAATTTATCCTACACCTTGATGAAGACTATTTTTCACGTAAAATGTTCCAAAGTGTTTCTTATCAATGTAGCACAAAGGAAATGCAAGGCTGTTGCAAAAGGTTTGCATCGAAAATATTACCTGCACTGAAAGAAGCGATTAAGGAGGAATTAGCTAATACGGAGGAGGAATTATGTTGAAAAATATGGTGGAAAAAAGGAGGACCAAAAATGAATAAAAAAGAAATCATACGAACCATCAAATCCTTTAAGAAGATTCTGAAAAAAGGCATTCCTCAAACAGAGCGTGGAATCAGCTACTGGGACATTCATGAGAAACGATACACCGTCTACGAAATAGCCGCACGCTTTTTACGGATGAAAGGCTATAACGTGCGAATTGAGATAGGTGATAATACAGAGAATCCCTCTTATTATTTCGGATACATACGGTTCTATAGGTACGTGGAAATCAGTTTTAACTAATAACAAAAAACAAGTATTATGAAAACAAAGAAAGATAAAATATTAGAGAAGTTGCGCAAGCTAATGAATCTAAAAGAGTCAGCTACTGCATTGGGTAACGAAGGCGAAGCAAATGCAGCTGCGGCAGGCATAACACGCTTGTTGATGGAGTATAATCTAACTGAAAACGATATACCGGAGCAAGAGAAGTTAGAGAATCCAATTGTATCAGAAGAAATACCTTTCAAAATAAGCACAAATGGTAGATGGTATAGTGACCTCATATCAGTAGTTTGTGAATATAATATGTGCCGTAGTCTTATTATTAGCAAATTTAATAATGGCAGAATGAAACGTAGTGAATTTGAAATAATAGGACGAAAAAAGAATGTTGAAGTAGTTCTGTATCTCATTTCCTTTTTATCTCACCAGTTTATAGCTATCGGCAAACGTAATTATGAGGAATATAAACATGATTGTATATGGAAATACGGGAAAAGCCCCAAAAGCCTTATTATGTATTTAAAATCATTCCTATACGGTTGTGTTATAGGCCTTTCAGAAAAATTTGATGAGAGCAAAAGGATATTGGAAACAGAAAATAATATCACAGCTCTTGTACGTACCACAAAAAGTGAAATAGATGATTTCCTTAAAGGAGAAAAGATTGGTAAGGCCAGAGAATCAAAGTCGGATATTGATGCTCTATGCGCTATGAGAGGCATAGAAACCGGCAAAAATGTGGAAATATGTAAAGGCATTCATGCTGAATTTGTTAGTGAAAACTTGAGATTACAATAATTCGATAGTGTATTAAATAGAAACAAAAATTATGGAGTTTAAATCGCAAATATGTACTACCCGTGAGCAGTCAAAAAGATTGCTCGCTTTGGGACTAAAGCCGGGAACGGCAGATATGGTGTATCATTACACAAAGAGTAAAGTACCTGCATTGGAATGGGAGTTGCAAACTAAGCCGCCAACATCAAGAGGGAAGTTTTGGACTCCGGAAAGAATAGCCAAACTCAAAAGCTCATTCCACAAACACCAAGACGGCACACCGATGACCGGTGAAGAGGTGTTCGATAAATTGTGGGGAAAGGATGTTCCTGCCTGGAGCCTTAGCCGTTTGTTGGAATTGATTCCTAAGTGCATCAAACAAAGTAACAGACCAAATGCCGATTTAAAAATAGATACCGATAATCAATATTGGTTCATTAGCTATGAAGAGCTTGGATATGACATAAAACACCAAATAATGAACTCTGATTTATTTGAATCCATTATTTCCATGATTGATTGGCTGATTGACAACGGACACTTTAATAAAGATTATTTATTATGAACTTATTATACATTGACTTGTTTTGTGGTGCAGGAGGAACATCTACGGGTGTCAATTCTGCACGAATATCTGGCGAACAATGTGCTACTGTTATTGCCTGTGTTAATCACGACAAGAACGCTATTGCTTCACACGCCGCCAATCACCCCGAAGCGATGCACTTTACGGAGGATATGCGTACTCTCGAACTATCGCCACTTGTAAAGCATCTGCAAAGCTGCCGCCGTCAGTATCCCGATGCGTTGGTCGTTCTATGGGCATCGTTGGAGTGTACTAATTTCAGTAAGGCGAAGGGCGGTATGCCTCGTGATGCAGATAGCCGCACACTCGCAGAACACCTTTTCCGTTATATCGAGGCTATCAATCCCGATTATATTCAGATAGAGAATGTGGAGGAGTTTATGTCGTGGGGCGATGTGGATGAAAACGGCAAGCCTGTTTCAATGGATAAGGGCAAGAGTTACACACGTTGGGTACGCAATGTGAAGAAGTACGGCTATAACTTTGATTTCCGCATACTCAATGCTGCCGATTATGGTGCGTACACCTCACGCAAACGCTTCTTTGGTATCTTTGCCAAGAAAGGTTTGCCTATCACGTTCCCCGAAGCCACCCACAGCAAGGAGGGTGCAACATCGCTCTTTGGCTCATTAGAAAAGTGGAGACCTGTACGTGAGTGTCTTGACTTCGATGATGAGGGAGATAGCATCTTTGGACGTAAAAAACCGCTTGTTGAGGCTACATTGGAGCGTATATATGCTGGGTTGATAAAGTTTGTTGCAGGTGGCAAAGATGCGTTTCTTGTCAAGTACAATTCCGTTAATAAAAGAACAGGAAAGCATATACCTCCGTCCATTGATGAACCTTGCCCTACTGTTGCTACACAAAATCGCCTCGGATTGGCAAAGGTTACGTTCCTGTCAAAACAGTTCAGCGGAAACCCGATGAGCAAGAATGTGTCTGTTGATGCTCCTGCAGGAACAATTACCTGCAAAGACCACCACGCATTTATATCAGCGTATTATGGTAATGGGCATAACCATTCTGTTGATGATGCTTCACCAACGCTAACAACAAAGGACCGCCTTTCACTTGTACAGACAGAGCGGTTTATTGATATGCAGTACAGCAATGGTAAAGCCTCATCGGTGGAGGACCCCGCCAATACAGTAACCACAATTCCGAAGTTCAACCTTGTGTCTGTTAAGAGGCATTATCTTCTAAACCCACAATACAAGTCAGCAGGAGGCTCTGTCGATAAACCATGCTTCACGCTCATCGCTCGAATGGATAAAATGCCACCATATTTGATTGCTACGGAGAGTGGCGATGTAGATGTGATAGTGTATGACACCGACAGCCCAATGACGGCTAAAATAAAGGAATTTATGGCACTATACGGTATTATAGACATAAAGATGCGTATGCTCAAAGTTCCCGAACTTAAAAAGATTATGGGATTCCCCGAAAATTATGTGTTGGTAGGGACACAAGCGGAGCAAAAGAAATACATCGGCAATGCTGTTGAGGTTACTATCGCACGTCGTTGGTGTGAGTCCCTTTGTGCAAAACTCAAAGAACATTTCAAAAAAGCCGCTTGATATGGACGCTAAAACATTCTTCACGAAGGTTGCCCTTATGCGTAAGGCTCAAAAGGAGTATTTCAAGACACGAAACCAAACAGCCCTACGGAATAGCAAGGCTCTCGAAGCCGAGATTGACAAAGAGATTGAGCGTGTGAATAACATTATTGGTATAAAACAGCCCAAGCAGACTAAATTATTCAATGATTAAAATCGAAAAGTTATGTATTCTACAGTATTAAAAGAAATTATGGCATTTTTACTCGGACGAAGTATTATGCAAATATAATAGCAACAAGAGGTACAACGAAACAAGAAATTTGTTCCTACATCTTCGCTACAAAAGAAGCTGCTGAGCGGCATCGGGATGAAATTGAAACAACTCTGTCATTCCGGTATATCGAAACTATTTCGTTCCGTTCCCGAAAAGTCAGTTTGGAAGCGACAGTTAAAAGTTAAACTATCCGTGCACCGTTCACTATTTATCTTTAAGCTATGATTTTCAAGAAAGTAAAAAAATGGTGGCAGTCACTTCGGTACTACGTCATTGCCGACCCTGCCGACAACTCTGTAACACTCTCAAAAGTGTTGTTCAATCATATCAAGAACGAAGCCTTTGGGAGTGATGAGGCTCGCGTGTTTGTGTTTAAAATTACAGATTCAGGATGCTTCGGGTTCATGACAAACCCAAGCATCGAGCAACCTACGCAAATGTGCAATATTCAGTACAATGGGAAATACCGTTGTATCGGTTTTGAAACACTCTGTCCGTCTGTTGGGCAAATCTTATATACATACGGATTAAATGCTTCACAGTGTGTCAAATTATCCGTTTCCGTATGCCGTACAGGGCAGGGTAAAGTTTACTATCAAATAGAACGACCCCATGCAAAGCATATTAGGAAATACACGAAAGGCTGATATTACTTTCCACGACAATGGACGTATCAATATATCTGCCAGAGTGTCCAAGTTATTGGAATTGTCACATGGTGATGTAATTGATATAATGGACGGACAGGGTGAAATATATCTGTATGTCAAGCACCGTGTGCCGGTTGTCGGTAGGCACGAGGGGATGGTATTCCGTTCCAATAAGAACGGAAATCATTGTATAGCCTCATCCGTGATACTCTGCCGTTACATAATTACAAGGTGCGGAGGAAGTGGAAAGGTACGGTTGTGTTGTGGGACTCCTGTAGAATTGCAACACTACGGGAAAGCATTGCCGATTATAATTAAATACATATTGTGATATGATTAAAGAGATTAAATACAATGGTTATACCGCCAATCCGTCCGACTACGCATGTCCGGACGGAGATTTGGCAACATCAATAGGCGTTATTCCCGAAGATGGTTCACTTAAATCTATATTGCCACCATCTGAGGTGTTCCGGCTTGAAAGTGGGGCATCTGTCATGTATATCCATGAAACGGCAAACATAAAACATTACATCATCTTCAAAAACAATGCGATTAGTTGGTGGGACGGCACAGATGAGCATGAACAGGTACCTCTTCGTACATTCAAAGAGATATACCAAATAAATGCCATTGGAAACACACTTCTCGTTTTGTCGGAAGATGGTATGCATTATTTCCTATGGAAAGGAAATGACGATGGGTATTTGTACCTCGGTACTAAAATTCCCGAATGCCCTTTGTCATTTGGTTTGCAAGGGGAAATGGTTCGCACGGATGAGTTCTCCATATCATTTGATGCCATTAACGAAGGTAGTATTTGGAATGAATTTTCAGATAGTAATAAAACACGAATAACAGACCAAGTACTTGCACATGTAAACAAGTTTATTGCAGAGAGGTCAACCAATAAAGGAAAATTCCTTTTCCCATTCTTTGTCCGATACGCCTATCGCCTATACGATGGAACTTTGACAATGCATTCTGCCCCTATTCTGATGATTGCTTCATCTGACCTCGCACCGCAGGTTTTTTGGACGCACCTAACAGGAAAGGGGAAATATACGGATGCACAGCTGCGTGTATGCGGAATGCTACACGACCTTGACTATGCAGTCATTCATAATTCACGGCTTGAAATGATTAAGAATTGGAGAGATATTGTTCGCTCGGTAGATGTTTTTGTTTCAAAACCGATTTATACATACGACCAAAACGGGAAATGCACACGGTTTGCTCAATCAGAAAGTTATAATTCTTATTGCGTATGCAAGCATACCAATCAGGCTGCATCAACTTCAAAATACCCTCTTCGTTATCAGCGTCATACATTCAATAAGCTGTATGCTTTTACTTTTGACCCGAACGGATTGACATATCCTGCCGGACGTTTGATGATTCCTCGTAGGAGCATTGATGATGTCAAAGAGGATATTCGCTCCACATCACAGTTCTATTTACTTGAGAGTATTCCTGTAGAGCAGCTTACAACGGCACGGACAAAATTGGTTGTTGAGGAAGACTATTTGCAGTCACTTGTCACTCGTGAGGTTATGACGGACGATTATGATAGCCATGATAAATTGTTGCCTAATTATTCATTTGTGTATAACTCAAGGCTCAATCTTGCCAATATCAGGAAAGAACTATATGACTTATATAATATTGGGGCAATGATACCATATACCAATGGTTATGTCGCAATCTGGAATGGAATGCCACCTACTCAAATGGATGGGACGATGGGGGCGACCGTTTACTTTTACATAAAGCAGGATGGCCGGGACATTGTGGTTAGTGGAGAATCATATCAGGTTTCATTTTATAGTCCTCCTTTCTTATTTTTGTTCTATCCCAACATAAACGCATATAAAGCAGTCATTGTAACTCATTATGGCGTTCCTATGTATTATGAGGTCACGTTGGAACAACATAAATTCCTCAATGGTTCTTTCTATTTTGCCGGTTGGGAAAATCCGAAAGAAGGTAGTAGCAGCTATCCTACTACAAGCCCATTGGCGGAAAGAATAATTGATTTGCCCAACAAAATATATACATCGGAAGTGAACAACCCGTTTCATTTTCCGGTACTCGGCATCAATACGGTTGGAACAGGAACTATTCTCGGCATTTGCGCTGCTGTGAAAGCATTGTCTGAAGGTCAGTTTGGACAGTTTCCTCTTTATGCCTTTACTACGGAAGGAGTATGGGCGTTGGAAGTGTCTGCTACAGGAACATACTCCGCCAAACAACCGATTACTCGTGATGTGGTCATTAACCCCGACAGCATTACCCAGATTGACACTGCCGTCCTGTTTGCAACCGATAGAGGTATTATGCACATCAGCGGCTCGTCCACACAATGTATATCCGACATCCTGAATACGGAGGATTTATTCAGCATTGCCGACCTGCCTAAGTCTGATGCGTTGATAAACATCTTCAACGAAAAATCCGATGAAAGCGAAAAGATTACACTCGCAGACATCACGCTGTTGCCGTTCAACGAATTTCTACGAGGTTGCCGTATGGTGTATGACTATACCCACCAGCACATCATCGTATATAACAGTGCAGTGCGTTATGCTTATGTTTTCTCTTTGAAGTCAAAATTGTGGGGTATGATGTATTCCGATATTGTGGCTAATGTCAATTCCTATCCCGAAGCATTTGCCATGGCGGAAGGTTCGAGATTGGTCGATTTCTCCAAGTCTAATGCTGAGAATATAACAACTCTCATTATAACTCGTCCATTCAAGATGGACAACCCTGATTCGTTTAAAACTATAAACGCCGTCATACAGCGCGGTATGTTCCACTCGACCCATATTCAGCAGGTGCTGTATGGTTCAAACGACCTCATACATTGGCACGTTGTATGGAGCAGCGTGGATAACATTATGCGAGGCTTCCGGGGGACACCCTATAAAGCCTACCGTCTTGCTCTTGTCTGCCGTTTTGATAAAGCGGAAAGCATATACGGATGTACCGTTGCGTTCGAGCCACGTATGTCAAACCAAGTACGATAGTTTTCAGGTAAAACAGATTGTTTATAAAGGAGAAAGAGCCGGGATGCGTGATGCACCTCGGCTCTTGTCTATTAAAACGGCTTGCATTTCCGTCTTATCTTGCCTTTCCTTGATACAAGCGATGTCTGTATCTTGCTTTTCAGTTCTTTGAATTTCCCCTCCCAATTCGCTTGACTACCTGGATTGGTGATGCTCATCCAATCGGCAAGCACTCTGCATACAAGATATTCATGCATCAGATGATTTAGCAACTGCACGGTCGTTATTGAAAAGCCAACCGGCAAATTCAGTACAATATCGTATGCTTCAGGAGCAGTCAGTACATTATCGAAATTTTCTTGCGTCTCGCCTATTTCCGTTTTTGTATAGGGAAAAAGCATTTCCACACATTCGGCATGGGCAAGATTCAGTACCCTTGTTACCCGGTCGATATTTCCTTTCTGACCGATGTCGAATACCTGATGCCGGGCGTGTACATCGTCTGTTTTCATGATGTCGCCCTCAACAAACGAATAGTTCTCGGCATCATATATCAGTTCCGACCGTTTGAATGTCAGCGTTACAGATTTAGTCTGTAGCTGATTATCACTACAGCAATACATTATCAACTATATGTAGGGCGTTCAGGGCGACTGCGTTTATACAAAGCACGCTTCACATTCTCTAACGATACTCCTGAATGGGAAATATAGGTTTCTGCATCCTCCTTGTTTGTAATGGCGAACCAATCTCCAAGAGCCATGTCCACAAGGTAAGAATGTATGCCGTTTCCCAATGCGTCTGCCGATGAGTTGTTGTAGTTGCTTGGCAGCTCAAACGAAAGTTCAAGCACTCCGTCATTGTCAATCTGTTCGGCAATTAGGTTATCGCTCGTGGTTTTGTCTTCCGACAGATACTCTCCGAGCAGACTTTTCAAAGCCGAGAAAGCGTTGGCCAAGGAACGGCGGATTTGGTAGCTGTTCTCATCATCATCACTTGCTTGCATGTTCGAGGCAGCTTCGTATGTCTTTTTGCCTTCTGCCTCTCGTGCCTGTCCTGTCAAGTATGCCTTATTCTGAATGTCATAGATAAGTTCTTTAACTTGTTGCGTGACGGTCAATGTCTTTTTATTCTCTGCCATAATACATTTATTTAATTGTTACTCGTATCGTATGTAGGGCGCATTGGCTTTTTCTTGAAAAACGCTTTGCGCATGATGTCTTCCAAATAGGTGGCGGCTTCCGAAGCATATCCGGTTGCTTCACTCTTGTTGGTAAATGTGTACCATTTGGCCGTAATGTTCATCACGAAGAATGAAAATAGGCTGCGTTGCATACTGGCAGTCAGACTGTCATCGAATGCTGTTGATAGACCTAATGTCAAAGAATACTCACCGTTCGTTTCTTCCTCCGATATAAGTACCTTTTTCAAACTGTTGCAAACCATATTCTTGCACTCGTTCCAAAAGCGTTCAAGGATGGATTTATCCTCTTCGGTGGTTGAAATGGTCTCGTAGGCATGTTCATCGTCCATCTTTGCCCCTGTGTATTCCGTAGTCTTTGCCACTTCCTCATACACGGTTTCTTTATTTATTGTCAATACTATTTCCATATTCAAAAACTAAATAGATTATATGATATACCTACACCAACGTAGGGGGCGAACTGTGGCGTTCCTCTCAAAGTCATCCCGTAGCCCACCTGTATGCCGATGCTCCATCGCTTTGTCTTCGGGCGTTTGGTTATGGTCATGGTTTCGTGCGGCATACGTAATATCAGGCTGTCAAGACTTGCATTGTACCCGCTCACGTATGCTGTATAGGTGTCGCCCTCATATTTGGTTTGCGTGATGGGTACCTGCACCTCTACACTGTCGGCTGAAATCTTTTCGCCCATATCCTCGAAATGGTCTTTGTTTAGGAAATTCACTTCCTCATCATCGGGAACGCTTTTGCAGAAATTTTGTACACTATCCTGCAATATTTGGGGCTTTTCGGGAAATTTCTGTACGCTTTTTGGCAATTTAGGAACGCTTACAGGCAATTTTGCCGTAATGCTACCAAGCGGCTTTTCTTCTTTCGGGGCAGGTTGGTGGTAAGCGATAGTATCAAATATCGTTACCCTCATCGTGTCCGGCACAGGCGTTCCGCTTTTGTCGCCGATGATACCCCTGCCGCCGTTCCACAGAACAGAGCCGATAAGCAGCACCAACAGCACGCACAACAATATGTTTTTAGTCCTTTCCATACTTGTAATCCCAATCCATCAATGCTGCAACGTGAGTTCGCACAATAGCATCACGCCCCTTGTCTGAAGTAAGGTAAGCTACATCCTGTTCATTGTCCATGAAAAAGTTTTCCGTAAGGACGGCGGGGCATTTTGTTTTGCGTAGGATATAGAAAGCCTCTTCCCAGTCAGGGTCACCGTCCGATAAATCCTTACGGATTGTAAGTCCGGCAAAATTCTTTTCCGCTTCGGCATACAGCATGGTGGCAAGTTCATCGCTCTTGGTTTTGCCTTTGCTTGTGTAGGCACTCCAACCACGAGCCTTTCCCCATTCACCGTTTTTCGATGCGTTGCAATGAATGGAAACAAGTACCACATTTTCTGCGCCAAAACGTCCGCAAATCTCATTCACACGCCTTACTCGTTCTTCAAGGGATATGTCTTCGCTTTCGGTTACAATGCGCTCCGCATCAATGCCTAAAAATTTCAACTCTCCCTCGATGCTTTTTGCTATTTCTCGTGCGTAGCTGTATTCTCTGAACTTACCGTCAGGGCTACGCTTTCCCGGAGTATTCTCGCCATGTCCGTTGTCAATCAATATTTTCATGCTTGGTAATTTTTTTGGTTAGTATTCGCTTGGCGGAATTCGGTCTGCACAACCATGTTTGTTACATTTTCGGAATTCCAGTGCCTGATTCTGAACGGCAAGTTCGCTGTTCTTTTCACTTAGTTCGCGGATAGTGTCGCGATATTTGGTTATCTCAGTATAAAGGTGGTCAATCTTTGTGTCCAATTCGACAACTCGTTTTTCTTTCTTCTCGTACAATTCTTTCCACTCAGCAGCATAAGCTGTGATGTTATCTGCTTCGGTTTTTTCAGCCTCGGCATCTGCCTGTTTCTTTTTGCTTCTAAGCAATAGCAAGGGCAATATAACTAATGTGATGAGCGAACCGACAACTTGGATAATCGTGCTTAGTTGTTCCATATTAAAGTTCCTCCTATTAGTTGTCCTATCATTGCTCCGGCTACTGTAAGACCAAAGTCAATCCAATCCCATCTACCGCCATACACCTTGTCTTTATATTCCAAAGCACCTGCTGTCAAAACTCCGGCATACATTGCGGTAAACCAACCAAATGCAAAAATGCCGATAATCAGTCCTCCTACGAGGTGTTTCCACCTGTTACTCATTCCGAGCCATTCAATCAACTTTTTCATCGTTATTACTTTTTAAATTAAATACCGTCCAATCCACTTCATCCTTTTCTTTCCACCCTTCCTGAACAGTCTTTATCACATAGGCGCACGCTGCTTGGGAGAACGCAATAAAATCATCTGCATTCTCGAAAGTATGATAGATGGGCGTACCATCTTCCTGTTCATTGATTTTTAGAATAAGCGGATAAGGAATCTTTTCACTACGTTCTATAGCGGAAAAGTTTAATTGGTTTTCGGGTGAAAGATATACCGCTTTCCCGTTCCAGACAAAGCCGTTTATAATCTTTTCCTCCGTAGCCGTGTTTATAGCGGACACAACAAGTTCCTTGACTTCGGAAAGTGTGGGTTTATGGTCGAATGTATGCCGGTACTCCCAGCCATTCTCACTATTCTCATCATCTTTCCCGAAGCCATAAAACAGTATCCACTTGGAGCGTCCTGTACGTACAAGACAATCCTGCCGCTTCTTTGTGCCGTAAATCTTTTCCATTGCATGAATTTTGATTTACGACAAAAGTAGCGGATACCGAGCGGATTAGTATGTTATCTTTTTCCCGTCAGGTAAAATTGTATTTTCGTTTGCCTCCGTCAAACATTTCACATTTGAGAACTGTTTCAAATGGAAAGCCGTCCTCAATATCGCTGATTTGGTCAAGAATACCTTTCATCTCAACCGATGCAGTAAAGAACTTTCCCCATTCTTGAGTCCTGGGATTGCGGAACGATACCAGATAACGGTCTTCCCCCTCTTTGGTGTCTATTCCTGTTTCAAAATCATGTATCTCAATTGGAATATTTACGATGTCACTCAAACGCATAACCTTGCCGGGAAAGCGTTTTTTCCATCTGCTGGAGTGTACGTAACACCCATTTCAGAAAATTTCTTCATGTTGTTCTTGGTAAGTATATAAAATAAATGTTTGCAATCTGCATGGCAGGCCATACCCTTGAATGAACCAATTATTTGCTGTCTCCGTTTCCGTGATTTAATCTTGGAAAGTTTTCGGGCTGCATTTACTTTTGTCCGTTTTCGTAGCAATGTATAGTCGCCGTAGTTGACAAAGCCAAGGGCATCCATACCGGCGGATATGGGAGCCACTTTTTCGCTTGGTTTTATTGTCAGCCCTATTTGAGCTGCTTCATAGTGTAGTTTGTCCCGCAATTTCCACAAATCACGTTTACTCTCACCGAGAATAAAGATGTCATCACAAAAACGGAAGTAATGTTTTGCACCATATTCATCAATCATCCGGTGATCAATATCATTATGGTAAAGGTTTCCAAAGAATTGTGAGGAACGCAGTCCTTTGCTTATGCCATGCTTTCCGTTGGGATATAGTGCTTTGACAAAATTTTCAAGAATAGGCAATAAGACAGGGTCTCCGACATACCGCCTGATTGTGGAGATTAATATATCATGGTCGATACTGTCATAATATCCTTTATAATCGCTTTGATAATAATAGTGTATATTGGGGTTCTCTGCCAATGTATCCTGCACCTGATGGAACAAACCATGCGGTCCACGTCCTTGTATGGATGCAGCCGTTGTTTCTATCAATAGGGGTGAAAGATGCTTTTCCAACGGCTCCATAATCGCATTGCTTCCAATACGCTCTATGACTGACGGGGCTTGCACAATTCTTACTTTCGGTCCGTCATCCACAGTAAACGACTTGAGGTTCTTTATACGGAATGTGCCGTTACCTATCTGTTCTTTCAGTGCATCAAGTATCTTATGCTTGTTTTTTACATAACGGACCATTCTTGGTGAACATTCAATGCCATCTATTACAGCTATCTCTCTTTGCCGATTCCCGCTTCGGGTATCTGCACTTCTCAGATTTGCCATGACACGCTTGAATGACCTTTCCAAATTCTCATCGGATATAATCTCCGGTATGAGATTATATAACGGATAACAGACCGCAGGTGCAGCTACGGCCGGTTGGAATAAATCGTATATATCGCTGACCGCCTTCCGGTCTCGTGGGGAGTGGTCCAACCTCTCCCCACATGTGGTTAAAGATATGTTCCGGCTTTCCATTAATAAATATATATTATCATGCTGTTGCCGGGGCTCGAATCCCTCGGAGAATGGCGGTGGTAATCTCGTACCTGTGCAGGGTCTCCGATTAATTTAACCAACAGAATTTCAGACGCGCCCCGTAGTTCGTGTTCGAGTTCGATGAAGCGTTGTTCGCGTTCGCATAAGCGAGACCGCTGTTCGCATTCGAGTTGTTGCCGGACCGCAAAACACAACGGCGCGAGGGATTGTCCGCCTTTTATTTTTTTAAAGAGTTATGCTTCCTAAACCGGAAATACTCAAAGACGCCTTCATACCCATGGCCTTAAACACTCGCGCAATGGTGGAAAGGGTCAGATTACGTCCGCTTTCTATCTTGGATACTTGTGAACGCTGTACACCGATTTTTTGTGCCAATTCCTCTTGGGTCATGTTTTGGGATTTACGGGCTTTTTTTATGGCTTCCCCAATCAAAAATGATTGCAATTCAGCTTCATACTTATCTCTGTGCGGTGTACCGACCTCACCTATATGTTTATCCTTAACTTCATCAAGGGTATAAAATTTAATTGCTTCCATATACTTATTTTTTTGAGTTGAAATATAATATTCTGACGGCTTCCGCCTTGTTTATCTCTTTGCGTGGGGTCTTTTGTGTTTTCTTCACAAATCCATGCGTGGCAATGACCAACGTTTCCGCGTCGGTGTCCCAAAAAGCCAACAGACGATATTGAATACCTTTATACAGGGTGCGAAACTCCCAAATGTCAGTATCATCTAATTTCTTGAATAAATCTTTGTCCATATAACCATTGGCTACCTTATCTACATTATAGATAATTTTATCCTTAACGTCTTGGCGCAGAGTGTCAAGAAATGCATCGGCTTCACTCGACATTATTACTTTGAATCTCGTTTTTAATTCCATATCTTATATCATTCACAATGCAAATATAGCGAAAATGTTCTATATATGGAACGTTTTACAGACAAAAATACAACCATATAAAAATTAGTTTCAAAAATCGACTCGCTTACGCGAGAAAAAGAAAGAGGGAGCAGCCTACGGCTCTCCCTCCAACGCTTTTTCGAAATCACGAGGTCCGCTCTATTCAATTATAACGAATTTTCCGCGGAAGGCCAGACGCGCCCCGTAGAACGTGTTCGAGTACGATGAAGCGGGGTACGCGCTCGCATAAGCGAGACCGCAGCTCGCATTCGGGTTGTTGCCGGACCGCAAAACACAACGGCCTCGGCTTCCACTTATCCAAAATCCTGCTGCATAATGTGTTACATACATACTTGTATCTCCCTTGTGTACTCTGCTGGGCAATACATCGCACTTGGCACCATGTACTATGCGCACGACACAATTTCCATTGGAAGCGTCAACTGTTTTAACAGTCCGTTCGGTTTTGTTTACGGGGTCATAAATATGCGCTGTATAATCTATTGGATATGAACTGTCGTTCTCCGTGCATTTTGCCTTGTAGAACGCTTCATAGCTCGGCACATTAAAAGCGATATAGTCCATCCATTCTGAATCACAACCCACATAATGCTTCAATCCAAGTATGGAGTTGAGCGTATTGCCGGTATTATTGCTGTCAGCCATGCCAATGGAATCCAGTTTATTCAAAATGCTGTCATGTCCGCCATTGCCCACAACCGACTGTTCGTTGGTTGTTCCGCTCAAAGCCCACCATAGATTGCTAATCTCTTTATGCTGTTCGTAATCCTGCAACTGATAGCCGACTCCACGTAAGCGGCAGATGTTTTGGAAATCCTTTGCCGTGTAATTCAAACCGCCGATAGGCATCTCAATAGGATTACCCTCACTGTCGTATTTCCATTCGTTAGATGTAACGGATGTTCCGTTGCCTTTCTTCGAACGTATATCACCGGAAAGGCTGCGTGGCATCTTCAAACCGTCAACGGTAATAGGATATACACCGACCAGACTGTCGTTGTCGCCAACCGTGTGTTCGGTCCATTCGGGTTCTATGGCTTCAATACTGCTGCTGTCTACAACAAGGCACTCTATGTCGCCAATGTCACGGAAAGAAGTGAAATAAAACCATTTTGCACCGTTAGGTATGTCACAGAACACATAATCACCGATGTTGAAGTCAAAATAGGTATGGCTTACAGACATGATGAACGTACTGAGCACACGGTTGTTTTCATCAGTGAACACGCCTCCAAGCCGGGCATGGTTCAGACCGGGCCATCTTACCTGCTTCATTCCTCTCACATCCATCTTGTAGCTGTTCGTATTGGATGCGGTGGTTATGACATCCTCGCCTATGACTTCACCGACAACGGCATCAATCGCATACACTCCGGTATTTTCCATATATAGCAATTCCGACAACAGGGATTTTCTGCTATGCAATGCAGTTGAGAGCGGTTCGGTCTCTGTTATAGAAGGGAAAAAATACTTTACTTGGTTCTTGTAGTCGTTCACTCCCTTGTACCAATGGTGCGGAGCATGCCAGAATATATCAAAGCCCTCTCCAGCGGTGTCCGTTATGTCAAAGCTGCTGCCGTTTTTCAGGTAGTTGAAATCCGTATCGCTTAACTGCACGCCTTCCATCTGGTTTTTCTTCGTGTTGAATGAGCATTTATAGGCATGGCATCCTTTCTTGATGGCAAGGGTATGCCCGCTTGGAATATATGTGTTGCCATAATCCGCCCCCGTCTTGTTTTCGGGATTGCTATACTTCTCACACGAATCATTGTCTACCGTATCGCTGATTTTCACAATAGAGAACTGCGAATTATGAAGTTCAAGTTGGGGAAAATACCGGACAAGCTCTTCGATTTCGTTCTGCTCTATCAGTTCGACCAATATCCATCGTCCGGTTATTCCGCTACACTGTCCTTTTTCATCGTACGCATTACCATTCGCATCCAATCCTATAGCCCCACCGTTTTTTATGGAACGAAGCATTTCAACACTCGCCGTAGCATTTACGTTGGGAATACGGACGGTTTTCAATTCACTTGCATTGACCACCTGTTCCAACAGAGTCATCGTATCAATATACGGACATTCATTCACGAATATTTTTGTAACCTTACTGACACCACCAAGAGAAAGCCCGCCGGGATAAGTCAGATTAGGCAGATTGTTCAATACAAGTTCAGTGATAGTACCGGGAAGGGCAAGCGTACTTATCGGAGAAGTTTCAGCAAACGTTATTGCAGACAAAGAAGTATTATCGGCATGCACACTCTCCATTCGTGGACACTTTGAGCAATTGACGGTTATAATTTCCGTGTTTCGAATATCCAATGTAGTGAGAAACGGCATGTCTCCTAAATCCAAATTGGTAAGAAATCCGGTGTTTCCGGGCGACATTTTCCATTCCTTATGATTTTCACTACCGAGATACAGTTCCTGTAGCAACGACATTTTTGAAAGGGTATTCCCGAATTGAGGGTCAATACTTACTTCACTTAAATCTATCATGCTCATGCGGTCTGCCTGATATATGTACAGCATGATGTTTTCCCCATGCTGGAAATCTGTGAATGTACCGCTTTCCCCTGCCTTCAGAAAGATTCCCTGTGTAATGTTTCCACTATCGTTACCGATACCGAAATACCCACTCTTGGCCGCTTTAAATCTGATGACTGCACCTTCTTTTGCACCGATACGTCCACCAATATAACCGCTTTCCGCCTTGAAATCCCCACAGCGGTAGTATCCGTCACGGATGCGCCAGCGTTGTTCTATAAAAGCGGGAAGAGATGTCAGTCCCAGCCCTTGCAATGCATAGAAATAGAGGTCGTTATATCCTGTATATTTGATATACTTCCGTTCTCCGTCATAACTTGAAACAACTTTAGGCCATTTTTTCATTATCTGTTTTACAAAATAATAGTCAGCCCCCTTGGGAGAAAACGGTCCGGCACCGATTCCAAGTGTATCGGGAAGCGAACGCATCGTATCTGCTATTGCAGGCAATGTAATTGTATTGGCATTTTGGTCTACATCCATAGTCTGCTGACCACGTATATCATTCCAAAGCACGCTTCCTCTTCCGGCGTATGCACTGTTTGTCAGGTCACCGGGGTCAACTTCCGGGTCAATGGTTTGCCCGCCGTCATTATCCTTACCGTTACAGGTATCACAGTCATAAACTTTATTAAGATACATTCTTCGTGCTTCCATACCGTTTGCTCCGCTATAAACACCGTCCTTGACGCTGCAGCCGTCTTCAAGGAAGAACATCGGTTGCATGTTTTTCGCCTGTTGGTCGACAGCGGCAAGATAATCGGTGAAAAGATAATAGGAAACCAATGAGTACGGATTGATGTATTTCCACATCTGTGTCTTCCAAATTTCCTGCCATTTCCCTGCGAGTTCTTCCTTGGCATAATCGCAACTATCACAGAATTTCAGGACTTGATAAAGGTCATAAGGAACTTTCCGTCCCATAGCCAAGTCTATCTGTAGCTGGTCATCGTCTATCATGCATTCAAAGTACCTTGTCCACATCGGATAAGTATCCTGTCCGAGTTTGAGTTTCGTTACCCACGAGGACTCTGCGGTAGTAGGTTCCATCATGTCTTCAACGCTGCCAACCCCTTGCCACCAGTTCATTCCATCATATGTGAGCAATTCGTAACCGCTTACCGGATTAAGGACCTTGCCTGTAATCTTCCACTTGCCGTTTTCCTGCTTCATCTCTCCGGCTTGTCGCGTCCACTCTCCCCGTTCGTATGACATAAACCGGTAGTCCTGCCCGCAATATAGGGAAAGAAGATAAAGCTTTTCTTTATCGGTGGTAATATCATTCTTAAAACGTGTTTCTATCTGGTCGAGGCTTTCGCCATTTTGTCCGAAATATTCCACAAAATCTCCATAGTTCACGCAGCCTTTATTGTAACCGGGAGTATCTTTAAACCCAAGCGCAACCTGCTCTCCCTTATCCTCTTTCCAGTTTCCTTTTGCATGAAACCATGCGTCTGTCAAGCTTTCCTGTGTAGCACGGAATGCGGCAATGGGATGATTGGCTGTCGAGTGATTCATTTCCAATCCCTTTAATGATATGTCACTCTTTGCCCAAGTTCCATCGAATGAACGTTGGGCAGGAGTCAGGTAATTACTTCCGAGTGCACGAAATGTGGCATTCATCAAACCGCACACACCGCAGTCGTTGGCATTGGAGCTGTCGGAATAATCCACTTTCACCGTTATTATTTTTACCGGAATAGAATCTTCGCCTACACGGACATAACCTATTTTCATCAGTTTATATGATATTTGAGCATCTTCACTGTCATAATCCGGATAAATAGGAGTTACCTCCCAACCATCATTCTTTTGAAGATAGAAACGGTCGTTCTTGATAGGCCGTTTTGCCGAAGTGGTTCCCTGCCTGCGCCATTGCACATTGATAGCCTTAAAACTTCTCCACGGCATAGTCGGATGATAATAGAACAACGTACATTTGAACTTCTTGCTTGTATCAATATCACCGTCAAACGTGTCAAAAGTTTGCTGGTCTGACACGACCACATAATAAGGTATGCCTTTTGCGGAAAGGGCTTCTATTGTCGGACGATTCTGTGTATCAAGCACATTCTCCGCTTCATACTCCTGTATCATTGCTGAAGTATCAGTCAACTTGCACAAATAGTTTCTAAAAGCTTGCGCCCATTCATAATGACTGTTGTAGGCAAGTACATAATACAAATACAAGTCTCCTTCCGTTCCGTCAAATGTTATGGTTTTTGAATTAAGGATAGCACCGCTATTACTGATATATCCTATACAGCCGACCTCTTCACCATTCAAATACAGTTTGATACAGGAATAATTGCTTCCCCCACGTGATACATAAATGGTAGATGGTTCTACAACTACGGCCATGGTAATTTTTTCACCTTGTCGGAATGAGCGTTCCACCAAAGCCGGTTGTCCGGTCTTGCAGTATATCGCAGCTTTATTTCCACAGACATAGAAACCGGCTCCGCTATCAGGGTCATAGCATTCTATCAGCTTTGAATCAGCTTCCTTGATATTTTTGGTGGCAAAGGCAAATTGGATGGCACATCCGCTCGTAGTTTCCACTGATGCGTTTCCAAAAGGATGGTAATCCAATATTTCAGCTGTTACATTTTCTGCAATACGCAAAGAACGCTCCTTAAGAAAGTCTACAAATCCGTTGCTTGACCAGTTTGCACCTCGTACATCCATTGTCACTCCGTTATGTGTGATAGTATGATCGCTCTCACTGTTGCTACGTGTAGAAAAATCATATCCGAACAAAGCACCGTCCTTGATCGCTATATCAATGGCACTCCCTTTTATCGTAACCTTGATTTCATTGGTGGATACACCGCCACTTTCGGCATGTACGGTAATACTTTGGCTTCCGTCCGTACTATATCCGCTTATCTGCTTGTTCACTGTAACCGTTTCGGCAATCATAGCTTCCACAGCTGTAACTTTCTCCTCGCTGTAGAAAACATCTACATGCGTTTCAGTCTTGCCGGGAGTATACGCAGCCACCTCTACGGTAAGGTTGTCATATAAACGTAACGTGCCGTTGTTCTTGTCATTGAACCTGATGGCGACGATGGGAGTATTACTGTTTTCGTCCACACACATGATAGCGGAATAGATGGTGTTTCCCTTTACTCCGGATTTCTTCTCCGTACCGTATATTCGTACAGGATATGCGCCATGCGAAAGTCTTTCTCCGCCACCGAATACATTTGTTGGATTGACAGAGATGCCTTTGGTATAACTGTCGCTTACCGTTGCTTCACCAAGTTTCTTCCATTCTCCATTATAGAACATCTCCACTACTGCAAGAATGGATGAAGTGTTATTAGGGAATTTATAGAATTGTCCGATATTTTTTGCCGGACCACCTGCAACAAGGATAGTATCACTTGTGTAATTCAAAGCCATGGGTTGTTCTACGGTAATATCCACAGCCATAATGGTAATGGCTTTTTTCTTGGTATTTCCATCCGAATCTGTAGCTTGCACAAAGAAGCTTTTGCTGGCGGCACTGCTGAAATAACTTGTGAAGTCAAGTTCAAACTTGTAATCGGTCGCACTTGCAGAGCCTACAGTGTTCATATCCTCACTGGATAATGTCAGTCCGGTGCTTGCATCAATAATAGTGATGTTACGAATGACACCAAGCACCTCGTTACCATCAGGATAGCTGACACTACGCAAAGCTACATTGATTTTTATCTCTGAGCCGAATGCCATAATAGGAGCGGCTTCCTCGAAGTAGATAGACAATGTACTATCCTCACTGGAGCCGCCACCACCTCCATTTTTGGGTATTTTAAGCACAATATCCTCTATCTGTCCGCCATTCAGATTGGTGGCTTTGTAGTAAATGTAGTCTTCATCACTTTCTTCATCAAATCCACCGATAGCTTTCTCCTGCATTATGTATGCCCCGCCTGTGGAAAGGGCATCTTTTCCTCCCTCTGCCGGTTTGTCGGATGTTTCCACCTTGCTTCCGCCACTGCCGAATGCTACCCACGGTTTCAGATCATCAGGGCTGATGTCACTCTTATCGCGTGTGAACTGATAGGCAAGCCATACAGGTGCGCCATTTTTATCACTTTCCGCAGTCTTGAATGTAAGGACGATACCGCTTTTCAAATAAGAGAACCCGCTTTCTTTCTCAAGGTCAACAACAGCTTTTATGGCTGTTCCCAAAGTATATTCTCCATCTCCGCAAAGGTCGTTCACGTTGATGGTGTTGCCTACGTTTCCACCACCGGAAGTCCCGAAATCCGTCCAGTTGCTTTCTTTACTCCAATCAGAGGTATTTGTCCATTGTTTTGAAACCCATCCGGCTTCTGTAAGGAATATCAAGACAACACCCGGAATCTGCAAAGCAGAAGCATATTCAGAAGTCGCACACCTGTCAAGTGCTACGGAAAATGTTATCTCCCTATCTGAAAGGTCAAACAGATGATTGACATTCACAACGCTACGCGATACGACTTGTTTATTGAGTGAAAGTATTGCCTTCTTGTTTTCTTCGACCTGCTTCATATCTTCCTGTAACTTCGCACCTTCATCACCGGGGAATGCAGTAGAGCTTGTATGTCCGAGAGCAAGGTCGGAGCCAATTGAAGTCAGTTGCTTACCGCTCCAACGATAACTTTTTCCATCTTCTTCACATAGAAAGACTTTGCCGGAAGAGGGTATTCGCCCGTTTGTACTTGCCGTACCGAAAACATCTGCATCCAACCAGTTGTTATAATAAGTAGCAGTCTCGGATTCTCCGATTGTCGGAACGTATGCAAGCACAAAGCAACCATGTTCCTTATCATATACAACTTTACAACCCTCATCGTTGGAATTTTTGTTTATGGATTCATTTTTTACAGTAATGCCTACGGAAATGCCATAAAAATCTACCACGTCATCAATGTATCCGGGCAAATGTCGGCTCGGTACTTTCCCTTGTTCGTCAAGAGGGGCGATTCCTCCGTTTTCACCTTTTGATTCTTTGAAAGAGTTCAGTTGGCTTCCAACTTCATTCGCCTTGTTGTTTGCCTTGTTTGCGGTATCCTTGGTCGTGTTTACTTGGTCTTGCAACGAGTTGACACTATCACCAAGCGTGGTGAGGTTGGTGTCTTGCGCTTTGTTGCGGGCTTCTATATCCGTAATGTCGTCCTGCAGTTTGGTAATATCCTCTTGCAGTTTTTCTACGGCTTCGTTATACTGACCGCTGTCTATGGTCGGGTTGCCTCCACTCTGTCCGGTCGGAACCCATTCTCCGCCATCGCCCACATATATGGGAGCTGGTAAGGAAACACCCACAAGTGCCCACCATCCGTCATGTGGTAAAGGATAAGCCGCTTTCAGTTTTTCGATGGTCGTGAACAGTCCTTTGCTCACTCCCTTGATATTTTTTGCCTCAAGCCAGCCGTCCACCATTACGTTTCCTTTCAAGTGGGTCTTTCCCTGAACGGTCGCGTCACCACCTATCGCTGTATTGCGACCAACGGAGACATCACCGTCTATATGTTTTGATTCGTAACTCATATTAATACAGATTTAGCCAATTCGTTCAATGCGGCACTTTTTTCCGTATCGCCGAATGTCGTTAATACTAATGCAGCTATGGTATATATCACAGCATCATAACATTTCTCACAGATTTCTACCGCGCCATATTTGTCTATTTTCGGGTAAGGCAGATATACAGCACGGCTCACTTTCGCTTCTGTCGTTTTGCAAGAATAAAATTCCATCACTCTTCCTTCTGGCCGTATGGATATGGCGCATACAGGCCGTTGACATGTTCCCCTTATGCCTTTAAATCGGGAAGACTGTTTTTCATATTCAGGGTCATCGGTGTTTATGGGATTAAATACCGCACGCTCCCAATCGTTCATTTGGAAAACGACAAAACGCATGAAATCTTCCGGCAGTAATATCCATCCGCTTTCATGCTCTTTCCAATATATGGCATCACCGAAGTTGTGTCCGCCGTCAAGCAAATAGGACGGTGCAGAGCTGTGCACACGCTTTACTGCTTCCAAAATCTTTGATGCAATGATGTCGTCAAGTGCAAGAGTGTCCACATCGCCTATAATCTTCAACGTATCGCTGTTCATGTTTTGGTCCAGGGCGGTGCGTACATCCTCCTGTATTTTGTTCTTCTGATATACAGCCATAAGCCCTTATCTTTATTCCAGACCTTCAAACTCAATTCCGTTTGCTGCTGCCTGCTCCATGATTGCCTTGGTCGAGCGCATGGAAGTGCGGCTGATACCGAAAGTGTCTGCAAGGTAATCTTTTGCACTTGCAATGTCGCTTACTTTGACTTTGCGAGATGTCGTATTGTTATCCCCTGCGTCTTCTTGCGGCATTTCGTCCTGTCTGCCGGTTTCGTTGGCAGGCGTGTCTTCACCATTGTGCGTACTTTCGGAATGAAGTTTTTCAGATGAACCGTTTTTAGACGCTTTTCCGGCTGTTTCTACTGTCTCGGATTGCCCGTGCACAGAATGAAGTTTGAACAGTTTGCCAAACTTGTAATGGTTCTCTACAGACTTCTGTATGTCCTCGTTGTCGGTAGTGAATACACTGCTTCCGTTTGACAATGGAACGAATGCGATATGCAGGTTCTTCTTGCTCGGAAGTACCACATTAATACTGATATTGGTATTCGCCTTGTAGGTTTTCGTAATCATATTCTTAAAAGTAAAAAGGGGACGGGACACCTTATCCCATCCCCGGTAATTAATAATTCTTTATGAACTCTTTATTATGCCGCATTTAAATCTTGGGCGGGTGCTTTAGCCAGTCTCATACGTGCATGTGCCTTTGCATAGCGCAGATACAGGCAGCTCACCTCTTGGATAACTACCGCATCGGTACGGCGGATACCGGCCTTTTGCAAGTCGAGTACGTTACGTGCCCAAGACACATGTGTTTTTTTGGAAAGATATTCCGGATCCATTGCAAAGCCGCAATCACTCATTCCGTTTACATCGAACAGTTCATGATGTATGGTCAATACTTCTCCGAAATCAGTATCCCAAGATTTAAATTTCAAGTTCCATACCTCCACGGTATCTTTCAAGCGGAATTTTTCGCTCTTTATCTTGGAGAATGCAGAGAGCATATCACTTCCACAAAATAAAATCTTACGCTTGTTACCGATGCCGGTACCAACAAAAAGGTCTTTGGTAATATCCACAAGGTTTTCATCGGTAATTATGGCGCATTTCTTGTCAGTATCCCATTCGCCCACCTCGATGTCCTTTCCGGCCATCCACCAGATACCACCTGTAAACCAAGTGTTCATGCCGTCCTTTGCAATGTGCTTGATAACCTGCTTCACACCGAACAGATAAGTATTTTCCATTGCGAGGCGCATATCATATACACCGTCTTCTTCAATGTCTGAGAAATTCCAGTTCACTTCTTTGGCGGCAATCTTGTCAAAAGTTGATTGCTCTACCTGAATCATGAAGTTCTGACAATACTGGGTTTCAGGCATAGGGATATTATTGAATCGTCCTGTCTGAACATCCAATTCCCCACATGCTTTTCCCATGCGTACAAGCGTTGTTCCTTGTGGAATTTCCGGAACAAGAATCGGCTGTTTGCTTGAATCATCCATTTTGCCATTTACGGCATACACTGTAGGAAGATTTGTTGAGCTGTCCTTTCCGCACACACAAAGCACGAGGTCCGGAACGTTGCTGTCATCTTCCGTATATTTCGTTCCGTCCGGTTTGGTGATGGCACTGACACCGACTACCCTAATGGTATCATCCAACGTGAACATATTCAAATCATCTACCGGCAACGACACGCTCGCACCGCTGAGCATAGCTTCCAGCTTTTTGTTGGTACTGCATTTGATTTCACGTGTACCCACGCTGTAATACTTCACTTCAAATGAATTGGTGGAGCTTGATTTTGCATAACGGCTGATTTGGTCAATTGGAGTAGCCATCGGACGGATTTTCACGATGCGTTTGTCCACATCACTCAAATAGAAATTTGGGTCGCCGGTTTCACGCCCTCCTGTTTCAGTGGAAATACCGTCTGTTCCACCCGTACCGTCCGCACCGGCTGTTGTTTTACCCGCATCAGGCAGGTTCGATGCTTCTGCCATCATGACACCGCTTGATGCACCCGTCACAAACGCCAATATCATCAGCGTAATGCGACAAAAGAAACTCATTGTTTTCTTCATTGCTCGAAATTTTAAAAGTTAAAAATGTAATTGGTTTATATTTATCTGTTTATCGCCTTGCGTTTTTCACCGCCACGCTCCCAAATGTTCTGTGTACCATCATAACGCCCGATTGCACCGAGGTCAGGCATCTGTCGTGAACCGCCACTGCCGCCACCGTTTTTACCGGCAAGGTCGGCTGTACCGTCATTTTTGCCTGCTTTGCGTAGTTTTTCTTCAATCTTGCTGTTGCGCCCCTTTACTTCACCCTCGTGTCCGGCAGCTTCCACATCGCTGTCGTGCCTGATTGCTTTTATGGCCATTTCTATACTTTCACGTGTAAACTTACCCATGATTCCGTCACGTACAATGCCTACAAGGAAATCCATTGCGCTGTCGATGTCCTCATCCGGCAGTCCTTCTTCCTGTTGCATGGTTTCAAGGGTGGTCAGGGTTTCGTCGAGGTTCTTCTGATACTCTCCCTCGTACTCTTTCTCTTGGGCGATTCGTTCCGCAAATTCCTTGTTGGCGGCTGCAAGTGCCTCCTGCTTTTCGGGGTCTTCAAGTGCGGCCTTGAAATCATCTCCGAATTTGCGCACCATACCGATGATAGGGTCTTCGCCTTTTCTCCAGTCAGTAAGGAAAGCGGCACTTTGCGGGTTGCTTGCAAACAGGTCGGACAGCGCTTTTTCACGTTCCTTGTAACCGGACAATTCCTTGTCGTAACCATCGTAATCGTCATTGATTTGACCGAATAACGCTTCATCATCGGCAAATTCTCTGTCCGGATACTTTGCTTTCAATCGCTCTGTGTATCGCTCGCGATTGCTCTTAACTTCCGTATTATTAGGCATAATTCAAAAATTTAATTTATAGTCAGATTCTACAAGACAAAAATAGGCAGGGAAAGCAGGATGTCATGTTTATCTTTTTACGCTCCTATTGGTAACTTTGGTACTATAACGGGAAGAAAAATGAAGCATAAAGGAGCAGTTATAGAATACTCTATGGAGCGTATGAACGACTTGATGAGAGCATACGATGAATACATTTCATCGTGTGATTATATCCGTATGCCTGAAGTGTATAAAGTAATTGTAAACATGCCGTCCCGGAGGTTTTGGGTCAGCGATATTCGTGCAGCATTGGTCGTTTCCGCCATGATGAGGGGTGAGAACGATTTAAGCGGTATGTGGCCGTTGAAGAAAGAAATGTATGAGGAAATTCATACAAGGGTTGTCGCTCTCAAATCAGAATACCCGGAACTTACCATTTCTGAGCTGTGTGCTAAAGTGATTGCTCAACCCGCACCGAAATTCTACCTCACGCCGGGTAGTGCCAAAATGATGATATGCAAGGCTAAAAAACGATGGATGCAAGAAAAGTTGAGAAGATTACGGCTCTCCTGATTTCTGCCATGATTGTGTGTTTGTCATTTTCAGGAGAATGGGATTGGCAAACTGTCGGCATTTACGCTGGAAGTAATATGCCAGGACGCTTGCTGTATCCGTTTTTCCATACGAATATGTTTCATGCCTTGCTCAATTCATGGTGTTTATTATCGATTATTTTCATTTACGATATTGGGATAGGAAGATTGCTGTCAGCCTATATGATTGCTGTTACAGTTCCAGTTGATACCCTTGGATATTTCACGACAATGGATTCGCCAACGGTAGGATTGTCCGGATTGGTTTTCGCCCTGTTTGGTTCAATATCGTTTGAGGTATTACGTAAACGGTATTATCAGTTATGGATGCTGTTTTACCTTGTGGCAGGCTTCCTGTTTCCGGGCATAAATGCCGTATTGCATCTTTGGTGTTATGTATTGGGACTCATCATGGCTCTGCTAAACAAGCCTGTTAAAATCATGCACCATGAAAGATAAGGCCATCAAGGACATATTGACAGAGAATGAACGCCGCAATGCGATTGTATATGCAAAGTTCAATCCAATTACCGGAGAAGGTTCTGTCGGTAAACGTGTAAAGTGTACCATCAGTGACTTTCCTATACATACCCAGTGGTTACCGGAACGTATCATGAAAGTACCGCTTGTACGCCAACTCATCGAAGCCGGTTCTATTTCCAAATTCCTCACGGACTACATGGGCGTGGAAGACAATCAGGATGATCGCTTGAAGGTCATAGAGCAGTTTGTACGAATACGCAGCCGCGAGGATTTTCCGTTTTGGGCGGCAACATTTGTTTATATCAAGGCCAAAGGCGGTGGTGAGGATGTCCTGTTTCGTCTGACAAGACCTCAACGGCGTTTTGTGGATCGGCTTGAAAAATTGCGTATTGCAGGGAAACCGATACGCATCATCCTGCTTAAAGCACGGCAATGGGGTGGTTCCACCACTTCACAGCTTTATATGGCATGGTTGCAGTTGCTTCACAAAACCGGCTTAAACTCACTTATCATTGCACATCAGGGCGCAGGCTCCGATGAAATCAAGGATATGTTCGACCGGATGATTAAAAGTTATCCTGTCGAAATGCTCTATAAAATTGATGAAGCCTACAATGAGAACGAGCCGAAGATTGTAGGAGTGGGAAAATCGGGAAGTATATCGCGTATTCCGCAGCGTAACTGCAAAATCAAGATTGGTACGGCTGAACGCCCGGATTCGTGTCGTGGCGGTGATTACAATCTTGTACATCTCTCCGAAGTGGGAATATGGAAGGCTACGGAGGGAAAGAAACCGGAAGACATTGTGCGCTCCGCCTGTTCGGGTATTCTCCTCAAGCCCTACACCATGATTGTTTATGAAAGCACAGCAAATGGCACCGGGAACTTCTTTCATCGCGAATATACTGCCGCAAAAGAAGGGAAATCCCAGTTCGAGGCAATGTTCGTTTCATGGTTCGACATCGAGCAATATACACTCGCTTTTGATTCGGACAAAGAAAAATGGGATTTTGCAGAATGGCTTTATCAGAATCGGGACAATGAAAATACAGATTCCGAACGTGAGGAATGCGGTAAGTATCTTTGGTCGCTGTGGGAAAAAGGTGCTACGCTCGAAGCTATCCATTGGTACATAGCCGAACGCAGGAAGTACAATGACCATGGGCAGATGGCTGCCGAATTTCCGTCTGATGATGTGGAAGCCTTCGTACATTCGGGAGCACGTGTGTTCGATAAATACAAGGTCGATGCAATGCGTAAGACCTGCAAGAAACCTAAATATGTCGGTGAAGTCTGTGCCGATGCGGATGAGGGCAAGAACGCTTTGCAGAACTTGCGCTTTGTGAAAGACAAACAGGGATTGTTGCATATTTGGGAGTTGCCGGAAACAGATGAAAAGGAAGTTATTACAAATCGTTACCTCACGATTGTCGATGTGGGTGGACGTTCCAATAAAGCAGACTTCTCTGTTGTTCTTGTGCTTGACCGTCTGTTTATGATTGATGGTGGCAAGCCTGTCGTAGTGGCACAATGGTACGGACATTGCGACATCGACCAGCTTGCGTGGAAAGCGGCACAAATAGCGGCTTTTTATGACAATTCACTCTTGGTGATAGAAAGCAACACCTTGGAAACGCATGACAAGGAACGGCAGGTAGATGGCGACCAGTCACAGTTCATCCTTAATCAAATCAAAGAGATTTACCCTAATCTCTATGCACGTGGTCAGTCCGAAGAAGCCGTACGCGAGGGATTGCCTACCAAATACGGCTTCCATACCAATGTCTCAACCAAACCAATGATTATATCAACCTTAGTCAAGGTTATTCGTGAGAATTTATACACAGAACGTGACGAACGTTGCCTGGACGAATATTTGTGTTACGAGAAAAAACCGAACGGAGCTTTCGGAGCGATTACCGGTAAACATGATGACTTGCTAATGACAAGAGCCATAGGCTTGCATATATGTTTCTTTGAAATGGAAATTCCAAAGATTGTGCTTCGTATCGGACGATTTGTTGTCAAAAAGAAAAAAGCTGTTTCAGCAGCTACAATATAAGTTTAACTATAAAAACAAGGAACAATGAACATTTTCAGAAAAATCAGAGCTTCGCTTCGTTTACGTGAAGCAGTCAGACAGGCAGACGAAAAACACAAAGAAACTGGAGAACGTTACTACGTTATGCCTGCCGGTGGGAAAAAAGGTCAACTTATCATTATGGATAGAAAGAATTTCCGTAAGTTGAAACAGAAAGGCTACATCAATCATAATACGTTTGTGGGCGACCTTGAACGCGAATGCTTCTACTGCACGACTTATGGAAACGGTTCAGCTATGCTTTCTTCTGCTGTTATTGCATTGAAACGAAAACAGTATTTCTCATGGCTTGATTCATTTTCAAATACCAAAGAGAATGGGAAAGTACGGAAATATTGATGGCATTGCCACACTTACCAATGACCCGCTCGCACTTGACAATATCAACAAGTTTAACATCGGAGACCGGGTGATGTGCAATGATAACGGTGTCATTGGTACGGTCAAGAAATTGGATATTCCGAACGAAGCCTGTGTCGTGGATTTCGACAATGGGGAGGAAGATGTCTGGATAGAAAATTTTCAGCTGTCCAAAGAATAATAGACATGAGGGTGTACCAATTGGAGAAGATATTTGGCACACCCTCATACTTTATCTGCTAAACATGGGCTTGTTTGATTCTTTTCTCGTTGCCTCTTGACCAAATGTCATCTTCGGTTTGGCCATATGTCGCAAGTTGCTCTATTTCTCTCTTTTGTTGTTCCTGCCAAGGCTCAAATTCTATAATATCTCTCATAAGCCATGAATCCCACCTTCCTCTGAAACAGATACCCCGGTCATCAAGGTACACATCGGCAATGATTTTTCCGCTTGCATGTTCCGGTTGATTCGGGTTCTCGTTTATATGGTCGTATGAAATATTGTTTTCTTCCAACCACTTTTCTAATTTACCAGTTTTCTTGCGTGTCGTGAAGATGATGATAGTCCATCCGTTTTTCTTTAGGGTGGCTGTACCTGTATCTGCGTTCGGTATCATCTGTCCGAACACATCCTCGCCTTGCCAACCCTTGTTGTAGTCATGTATGACACCGTCAAAGTCTATACAAATAGTTTTCTGTTCCATAATGTTTTAAATTAAATCATTGCCTTATTGCATTATTCAGTTTGTTCACGGCCTGCATGTTCGCACCTTGTTGCGCTTGCGCCATCAGTTCGGGAGAAAGACCATCGGGCACTTTGCCCTGCTCCAACTGTTCCTTCTGTGATTTAATACTTTGCAACAATTCATCTGCAAACGGGAAATCCCCATGCTCAAGCAGCTGCTCTACACTGATTGCCTGAGACTGGTACAACTGCATAAGCATATCGTTAGCAAGATGCCTGTATGCCGGTGTTGAAGTGCTTTCGGTAATGCTTAAATCAAATTCTACATCACGTATTTTCTTCGGGTCATATTCGATTTGTGCACCACTCTTACCTGCAATATTGAATACACGTTTGCTATCATAAAACTGCTGCATATTCTTCACATCCTTATATGCTCCGTCCACTACAAAACAACTGAAGCATTCAAGCAGGTCGAGCAATGACTTCGTGGCGTTTTCTGTCTGTTGGTTATAGTGCGATGCACTTTCACCGGAATACCCGGGCTTTCCTTGTAATGCGCCCGTAACTCCCGATATATCTTCAAAAAATTTGAGTTGCATATTAAGCAGTTCCGCAATGCCTATATTTGTGGAGTTATTGGCCACCTGTTCCGGCACTTTTCCGCTTTTGCTCGGCTTGTATACGATGACACCGTTAAATTCCGTCCAGCTCTCTGCAATATCGTCAATGCTCACACCATCAGGCAAGCAATCTTCGGGCATCATCAGCACGCCTTTGGCACTCGCCCGCATTATCCAGTCATAGAGGGTTATCAATCGGTTGGTATATCGCTGTTGGTCGATTACATCAGCAACGAATGAATGGATTTCACCATCAATGAACGGATATGCCTTGAAAACATATGGATGGCTTCCATGCTCGTAAGGCGTTTCTCCCTCCCTCAATATGTCGCCAAAAGGAGAAAGGTAATAGAAATACCAATAATCGTCCACAAACCAAGTAGCTTTTATCAACGGAACCTCATCTTCCGGCATACCGGCTTCCTTGGCCATACGCATACGTTCTTCATTTTCAGTAAGCACCACTTGTGCGTAATCTTCTTCGTCTATTTTGAAAATATCGCCGTTTTGGTAGTCATGGCAACGGTATCTCGGTTTTTGCTCCTTGCGCCATATCTCTATCACACGGCATCGTCCCGGCTCGCTTGTGAATAGAAAATCGTAGTTCTCCAAGCGGCTATACCCGAAACGCTCCGCGTATGTGGCTATGTAATCTTTCCTTGCCGCCCACTTGTAAATGTCGCGCAATTGTCTGTATTCCTGCGGACTTGATGCGAACTGTTCACACAACTGTCCGAAAGAAATGTCGTGAACTTCTCCAAGCACGGAAACATCCCAACCTCTGAAATCTCTCATGTTGTTGTCGATAAAGAAATTATTGGGTTGTACATAGTCCGTCCAACAATCCTCTTTTCCATTACGCCAACCGTACGATTTACGGTGAACGATAAAACCGCTTATCAGGAACTCTTCCATAGTTCGGGCGTATACATCGTTCATTCGGTTAAGCTGCATGTTGCATTGAAGTATCGTACTCATCGTTTCACCAAGTTTCTGTTCATCCCGATCACGTGCGGTACAGGTCGGTTCTTTACTTTGGCTTCGATACACGCCAAGCACGCTTCGCACAAGCCTACGGATAAGGTTGTTTTTCAAAGGCACGTTGCCTTGACTTTTAATGTATTCTTCCTCGCTCATGGATTTTCCGTCCACACAAATCATATCGTCCCATTGGAAACCATAGGTATAGCGTTTGTTTCGCTCCCGGTCTTTCCGAAAGTCGTCCATCTGGCTCCAATAGTATTGTGCTTCCATAAGAATGTCAAATGCCCTGCGGTCACCATAACGTTTTGCAGAAACAACAGTATCTATCTCGGCGGCATCATTTCTTCCCGGAGCTATACGGCTCATTGGCAGCAATTTTCTTTCGCTTTTATTTACATGCATATTTTTATCATTTTAATGATTGCTCGGAACAAATATACTGCTCCGGGCAATCATCCTATGTTTAACTATTTACGGGTTTTGTTCATTTCTTCTATCATTTCCTTTTTGAGTTCATTCAATTCAGCCTCAATATTCTTACGTTCCTCATCATCAACTGTGTCATTCAGTTCATTATAGAGGTCGTCAATATCCCTACGATAATCCTCAAAAATTTCATACCGCTCGTATTCGGGTGAATTGTAAAGGAAATCAATCTTTTCCGCATAGTCAAATATGTCGTTGTCGGTATCTTCCTCATAGTGTTTTAATCTGGATTTCAATCGGTCATGCTCCTCTTTCAATCGGAAATACTCATTGTTCACAGCCCTGTACTCGGTGCGTTCGTCCCCGGCTTTGACCAGTCTGTTTACCAACAAGAAGCTGCGAGGGTCGTACTCTCGGTTGTCTGTAATGGTTTCTGCGGTCTTGCTCAATTTGTCGATTGTTCCGAACACGCCACCGAAATAACCGTTCAGCATATATTCAATTTTTGCCGGATTAAAGTCAATCGTTCCTTTTGTATATGGGTCTCCGCCCGTAGCTTCATTCATGGCATTGGCCAATCCGACAATGTATTTATTGGCGCTCTTATACGCCTTTGTCCATTCGGGCATATCTTTGTTGTAAGGTGTGTCTTTATAAAGTGGCATACCCGTCCAACTCTTTTCTGCAACGTAGGCTTCCCACAAGGGTTTGTAGGCACTCGGTACAAAGGCATTCAATCCTCCGCCGCCCTCCAAGAAATCAATAGGTAATATCTGTGTAGCCTGTCCTGTTATGGCTTCGGCAATTTCTTCGCCTGTAAGATGTTCCTTTCCGTTAAGAACGGAAATCATCAGTTCGCCCATGCCGTAAAAAGCCCTGTATTCTACCGGAAGAGGAATTGATACCCAACTGTTTCCTGCCCTGAAAAGAATATTGCTGCGCCTTACATATTCGGGAAGATTATAGTATGCGTTCTTGTCATCATCGTCATCATCATCGCCACCCAAGTAGGCAACAATGGCACCAAGAAGGAACATCGCCGCAATACCTGTAAAGGCTTTGGCAGGATGGCGTTTCATCTGTCGTCCAAAGTTTGCCGTACCTTGAATGGCTGCATTCCAAAACACATAGCCGCTACGACCAAGTCCCGATACCAATGCACTGGCATTACCAGCCTTTGTCTGCCCTGTACTGTCATAGAATTTTGCTCCGCTGCCTTTCTTGTTGAAGTTTACGCTTATCTCCTTTGCATCATAGATGGCTCTGTCAATGCTCCTGCCCATTTCGCGTGATGTCATGAAAGCGGCAAAACGGGCGCAGTTCTCAACGGCTCGGTTGTACTCATCGAAACGTTCGCCCAACAAGTCCCATGCTTTTTTTACAGGAATCTTGCCGTTCGATTTTTTCAGTTCCCTGCGTATGTCGTTCTTATGTTGTTCAATGTCCCGGATATTGGCATAGCCTGTTTCTCCTCCGTTCATCATGAACTGATGAAACATCGCTTCCGTCTTGTTACTCATGTCAAGTGTCCCTTTGCGGTGCTTAGCCAAGAGTTGCTTTATTCTTACAGGGTTGGCATACATATAATTACGATGAAAACGCAGTGCGTAGTTCGGGCTTTCCCTTATCCAAGTCATGGTATTGGTGTATAGCATATCTCGCATGAAGTTCGATACAATGAAGTCTGGGTTACGTGTGGTATAGAACGCACTCAACTGTCGGTTGATATTTTCTCCTGCACGGAGAATAGCTCCGATTGCCCCCGACATATCATTGTCGGGATTTGTCTGTCCGTTCAGTGCCTGTGCTGCGCGAGGATTGCCGTTAATGGTAATCACATAGTCCCTGCCGCCACGTTTCACTACAATTTGGTGCTGCCTCATATCCCGGCTTTCCACAATACGGTAAGGAATATTCACGGTATCCTTGCCGTGCTTGTACCGGTCAGGATATTGCTGCGCCAATGACTCCATTTTAGTTTCAAAGTCCAGCATCTTCCGTTCTACCACTTCGGGAGTATCTGTACTGTCTATGTTGTCAGGAAACACTGGCTTCCATTCGTCGGCCACCGTATCGTATTCTACCCAAATGTCGCTCACACTGACAAGGTCGCTCGAATGGTTGAGGGCGAAATTAAGGAAACGCTGTTTTACCAATTTGTTCCGGTTGCCCTGCATGATAGCACCTTCTGCCATTGATTGCAGGTTGGCAAACGGGTCATCCGCTTTCGACCTGCGTCCTTCCGCTTTCTTGATAGGAGCATTGAATGCACTTTGCTTGTGCGTCAGATATGCGTATGCTTCAGAACTGGTCTTTTCGTCAAAACCACGTAGTGGAATGTAAAAATCATACATATCTGAAATCTTGTCAAAGGTCGCTTTGCTCATCATACCACATTCGTATGACTTTGAAAGTATTGCTTTGCTCGCGGCATTGACTTTTTTCCAAAGGTCGGTAGTGTCGTGTGCCTGTTCGTAATCGTTAACCATTATCTGTGCTTCCGTTTCGGCATCAGTAATATTATCCATACCTGTAAGGGCTGTAAGTCCGGCATAGTCGGTTTGGTCTGCATCGGTTGCTCCGTTATTGATTGCTTCATTACGCATATATGTATTGCGTTCAAGTCCGTGTTTCGCCATCATGTAATCAGTCAATTCCTCACGCTCTGCCTCAGTCCTGGCAAGTTTGGCAACCTCATCAAGCATGGGCTTGAACAGGGTGTGGGCAAATGCATCGGCTTCGGCTTTGTTCACACTTGACAGACGGTTTTCTCCCAAGTATGCGTTTTCAAATCCGTCCACATCCTCAATGTTTGTTTCCTTGCCAAGGATTGCAGTCATGGCTTCTTTCAAGCCGAGCATACTGTCCTGTAATGCTTCCCGTGATTGGAACATACCGCTTTTTACACGCCTTTCATAACGGTCACGAGCCAACTCCCTTTCATGTATTTCCGGGTCACCGGTACGGTATAGTGCATCATCACTTTCTGCAACAGTCAGATGATGTGGGTCGGAAACCGCATAATTTCCGACTTTCAGTTCATACTGCCTTGCCACATCAGCGGCTTCTCCCAATATGTTTCTGTATCTGCCCGGTTCCGCAAGGTTCTCGTAACTGCGCCACAAGATGTAGCGAAGTTCGTTATCCGATAGAGTAACCCCTCTGAAATCCTCAAAGCCTATCTTATGAAGCATATTCAGGAAGAAATCCTTTATCTGTTGCCACCAACTTGCGTTGATGTTCTCAAATTCGGTATCTTCTGCAAGCGAAGCCAGATATTCTTCAGTAGCCTTATGGAAATCCCAACCGTTTTTTGCAGCCATATCTACAATGTGTCTGCGTATGTTCTCATCGGCATTGTTGAATACATTATCAAGGAATGTATCGAAATGTTCTCCGAACAACTGGCGCAAACCATAGTGCGCCACAGCCTCATGCAGCAGTGTCTGCTCAACATCAAACGTACTTGTATGGTTGGGAATGACAATGGTTATCTTCCCTGTACTCTTCGAGTAGAAGCCTTTTGCACGCTGCTTCTTTCCATCCAAGACGGAAGCATCAGTAACAACCTCCACATTGTCAAGATGCAGTTTCTCTGCAAGGCTTTCCACACGTTCTGCCATTCTTTGGCGTTCACGCTGTGCAAATTCCCTCCGCTGCTTTGCCGTTCTCCTTGACTGACCGAGCAGCTTTGCCACTGGATCATTCTCATAACTGACTTCATCATCGGTATATGTACCAATACCGTTACGATAGTCATTTGCAATCTCTGCATTGAGTGCGGCAATCTCTGCATCGGTAACAGCATTTTCCTGTCTGCGTTGAGGCTCACGACCTGCCTCCTTGACCATTTCATCAACTTCAGACGGAGTAAGCAAGCGTTTGACACGCATAGCACCTGTGATTATCCAAGGGTCTGTTTCTGGATTAGGATTGGTACGGTAAATGTACGCACCATTTTCAGGAATCCTTGGAAGTCCGGCATAACTGTGTTGGAACTTGCCGTTCTTGTTGTAACCATAACTCATGGCTTCTTCCTGATAGTCCACGTCATTGGCATACTCCACCTCAGCCCAAACAAAATTGGCAGGGAACAGGGTTTTATCTCCGTTCTCATCAATGCGGTTAAACTGCAATGCGTATGGAATGACCCCTAAATGCCATCCGGGACGATAGGCAAGTTTACCACTACCGCCTTGTGTGCCTTTTCCTCCGGCCTTGACTTGATTGCGCCCAGTCTTGCTCTGTCCGGCTATCGGTGCAGCATCAGCATCCAGCCATACACCGACCGGTGTCGCTTCTCCGTTCGGATTGGCAACCATAGGCGGATACAATTCGCCGTTCTTCAAAACAAACACCTTGTATCCAATACCTGTATTTTTGGGTGCGGCATCTTCGCGAATGCGATACATCGTATCATCGCTGCGATATAAGACATCATCCTCATCAGTATTTGTAATGTCGTTGGCTGTTTCCACGCTTGCATCCATTTCAGCATATTTGGCTTCCTTTTCCTCCAACTCTTTCTTCATCAGTTCGGCATATTCCTCTAACTGTGCTTTCGCCTGTGCCAATTCTTCTTCATACTCGAATGGCTTGCCCTCTCTTGACAGGAGTTCTTTCAATTCGGCTTCATTATGTTTTTTGCTTCGCTCTCCGGCACTCAATCTCTCGGCAAAATCCTTTCCTGTAATCACATTGTCTGTAATATCCTCAATGGCATTGCGAAGCAGGTTTTGGCGTACCGGCACATCTTCAATGCCGAGTTCAAGGCAAGAGTAGGTCATTCTACGCTCAACATCATTGAAAAGTGTTGCACCGTCACTCATGGTTTTCCTTGTCAGTTTTGTTGTGACCACAAATGAAAAATCGCCTATCTGTATAATCAGTTCCCGTTTCTGTTCTCCTGAAATCTCACCGTCTTTCATCTGCTTCATTTCTGCAAGAATACTCTTGTTGTGTTCCTTGAAGAAATCATCCATTGTATCAACAGAAGCAAAACGATGTTTCCCGGTTACAATCTCCTTGAATTGTCCATCGGGGAATAACGAACGTACAGCCTCCAAGTATCTGCCGTTATCCTCAATGCGCTTTTCCGCATCCTTGATAAAGGCTTTCAACCTTGGCTTGGCATTGTGGATATAAGTTTGGTCTGTTTCCCATTGTTTTTTGCGGCTTGCATATTTACGCACGTTCTTTTCCGCATTGTTTTTCAGCATGGCATACTCACTGCCGGAGAGCTGCGCAACGGTATCGCCAAACACATCTTCTTCCTCTTCAAGCACACGGTTGGTCATGCTGTTGTTCATCATCTGCTTGCCGTTCATGATACTGTCGGCAATCGCTCCCTTTGTTTTCAATCGTTGGTAGGCGGTAACATCCAAACTGTCCTCAACTCCGAAACGCAAGATGCGTACAGGCTTGTTCATGTCCTTATGCAAATTTCCCTGTCGCAAAATGCGTCCGTTGCGCTGGGTATAGTCCATAGGACGGTTAGGCGCATCCAAATGTATCAGCGTGTGCAGTCGTTCCTGAATGTTCACGCCTGTACCGAGCGTAAAGGTCGAACCGAGAATCACGCGAACCTCACCACGGTTTACCTTTTCAAAGATTTCAAGTTTCTTCTTGACAGTCATTCCCGACCTCATTACTACAATCTCATCAGCAGGAACTCCCTCTGCGATCAGTTTATTTCTGATGTCATCATAAAGATTGAAGCCGCTCTGCTTATTTTGATAATTGTCGGCAAAAATGGCAACCGTACCTTTGTAGTCGGCTGTTTCTTTCAGTGAGCGCAAAGTCTGGCGCACGGCTTCATTGGTCTTGCTGTTTTGGTCGTCCTCTGCATCTGACTGCACCAATCGGGCATCCACGGCAGCAGCTTTGGCAATACCGTACATAGTGAGCGGAATATGGCTGTTCTCTTTCTTCTCTTTGCCGCTCATCTGCTCATAATGTTCAAGTTCGCTCTTTACGAACTTCATGATACTACGCAATGCACGTGTCTGTGGCAGATAGAGGTCTTGTGCCTTTCCTCCCTCCATTTCAGGTATTTTGTCCTTTACGCCACCGGCTTCTTTGGTAAGGACAGTATCGGACACTCCAGACCATATACGCACCAGTTCGGGCAGGTTCACATATCCGGCAAAGCGATTGTTCTCCTTGAACTTTCCGCTTGTGGTGAATTCCAACATTTGCTGAATGTTACCGAAGTTGCGTACAAAGTCATCAAAGTAATAGATACCGTATTCTTTCATTGTATCGGCAGGCATGAGATAGCGCATGAACGTCCAAATCTCTGCAGCGGTATTGCTGATAGGCGTACCTGTGGCAAAGATTACGTTTCGTCCGTTGTTCTTTTCTAAAACAGCCTGTGTTTTCAAGAATACGCCTTGTGATTTTTTGCTGTATGACGGGTCCACACCTTTCACTCCACGCTGCATGGCAGTGGCAAATCCAAGGTGCTTGTATTCGTGGGCTTCATCCACAAGCAGGGCATCAATGCCCATGTCGTCAAAGTTCTCCACATCGTCAGTACGGCGGTCAAGCATTTCCATTGCCTTGACTTCTGCATTCTGCAAGGCTACGGCACGTTTTTTCTCATCGTTGGCGGTGCGTTTCTTTGAAGCATTGTCTGCAAGTCGGCAAGCTGTTCCTCCAACAATTCGATTTCACGTTCGGCTTGCCGGGTAATCATGTTCTTTCCGTCCGGGTCTTCCTCTTTCATCTGTTCAAGGATGAGCATCTTCTCCTCAATCTTGTCCTGCACGAAAGTCATTTCTCTTTCCTCGCTGTCGGGAATAAATTCAAAGGTCGATTGCGGAACGACAATCATATCCCAGTCATTGTAGCGTATCTTGGCATAGAAGTTCTTTCTGCCCTCCGCACTTCGGTCTGCCTCTTCGAGTGTCAGTATCTTGGCATTCGGGTACAGTTCCTTTGCACTTGCAACAAATTGCCCGACGGTGGCATTCTGCACTACGATCATCGGTTTGCGGGCAGTACCTAAACGGCGCATTTCCATCGCTGTGGAAATAAGGGTAAAGGTTTTTCCTGTTCCTACCTCATGGGCAAGCAACAACGGTTGCTGTGTGCCTCTCACGATGGCTCTGCCTTGATGAGGACGCATCTTGAATTTGTGTGAAGCACCTCCAAAATACTCCGGCACAAACTCGTCCGGTATGCTCATAGGCACAAAGTTGTTGAACATATCGTTATAGATACGTTCCATACGTTCCGACATTTCCGGATCGCTCTGCATCTTCTGCCTTGCCCAGTCCTTGAAATCTTGACGGATTTCATCAATCTTGGCGGCACAAGCCTGTGTCGCTTCCTTGTCGGTAATTGTTTCTGTTGTGCCGTCATAGTGTTTTTTGGTGGTGGAAACCGTGATGCTTCTGTTCTGAATGGCGGCTTCTATAAGGGTGTGTCCCATAATGGTTCGACCGAGCATTTCACTGGTCACGCCCATGGCACGGTTCTTTTCGTAGTTGGTAAAGTATGGCTCTTTCATAAACCAAGTACCGCCTACTGCTGTAAAACGGACATCTACTTCCGTTCGTTCCTTTACGAAATCTTCATATAGTTTCGGATCAATCCAAGAACTGCCGAGGGTAAAGTCTATCAGATGTGCGGGGATTTCCATTGGCATGACTTCCTGCAATGCCTTGATGTTGCGGTCAAATTCCCCATTCTCGTTGTTTTCCTCTGCCTGACGCAGTTTTTCACGGATATTTCCACTCAAATACTGATACGATGCTTCCATCTGTCGGCTTACTGGGTCCTCGAAACCGTAGCCGCTCTCGATGATTTCTTTCTTCACATCTTCGATGCCTGTGCCAAGTTGTTCGGCGATATATGGTATGTCCACACGACCGAATTTGAAGATACTTGCAATGATACCGTCCTTGACATTGGCCGGGGTGGGTTCTTTATCTTTTTCAACGACACGTTTGCTGAATACATCGGTCTTTTCAAATTTCTGTATCCGGTTTCCTTTTTCATCTGCCGTTTCCTCAAACTTTTCAAGAGCGAATACATTGGCATAGTCCACATCATTGCGGAGAAACGCAATGGCGGTGTTCTTATTGAAGTGTCCGTATGTGCCGACAAAATCATCGTATGCCTTGTTGAGTTTGTCAAGCAAGGGTTTCAGCCCCTCATCGCTTTCGTTCTCGGTCTGATAGGAAAGAACTTCCGCAAGAGCTTCCTTGATGGCGGTGTACGCCTCGAAGCATTCCACTTTCGTATGCCCTTTTACCTTATTGGCATTCACTTCGAGAGGTTGTGCACTGGCTGTCGAGTTGATAAACAGTTTGCCATCTCTGACAAATATCTCACCAATCTTTTTGTCGGGCATTACATCGGTAACCGGTCCGGCATTGCGTTCGCCAAATTCCTCTGCCTTGAATGAATGGACAAATTCAGATAACATCTGCTCCTGCTTCTTATCCTGTGCAGGATACAAACCCTTGCTTGTCGGGCGGAATGTGTCGCCTTTCTCAAATGCAAAGTGCATTTCACCAGCCATGTTTTCGGGGTGTTCAATGAAATAGCGGTTGTAGTCCATCGAAAGTTGCTTGATGACCGGTGTTTCCTTGCCTTTGACCTTGCGTGTTTCCCCAGTATCATATTCTGCCATACGCTCTCCGCTCACATCGCTTACATCAATGACATGGACGGATTTCTGCCCGTTCACACGCTTGCGGATAACAACGATGTCGGAGGTTACCCCGGTGCCACCGAAAGTCTTGTTGTGCATACGGAAAGCACCCACGAAGTCAGAACCGCCCTCGTTCACAATCCAGTCACGGAGTTTCTTGCTGTTGTCAAGCGTACCGTTAGACGTAATGAAGATGCCCAAACCGCCCTCGCGCAGTTTACGCACATTCTTTGCTATACAGAAATCATGTATGTTGTGGAATTTCTTCGACAGGTCTTTGTCACCGGTGGTGTCATTCACACGGAGTCCGGTAACGAAAGGAACATTGGTAATAGCCAAATCCACACTGCCGTTAGGTATGCGGGTCTGTTCAAAGCCCTGTATTTCCACCTTGGCATCAGGATAGAGGAGCGAGAGGATGCCTCCCGAAGTTCTGTCAATCTCTATGGCATGGATGTCACTATGCTCACTGATGTTTGTAGGCATCTGTCCCAAGATATTGCCGATACCGGCAGAACCTTCAAGAATGTTTCCACCATTGAAGCCCATTTGTTCGGCAATGTCCCAAAGCGTATCCACAACGTATGCCGGAGTGTAATAGGCACTATTTGCACTCATTATGGCCTCTTGATATGCCTTTTCACCAAGCAACTCACGGAGCTTCTTTGCAATGGGATTAGGAGCATACGATGTACCTTCGTTGAAAGCCTTGCCCAAGCCACCCCAGCCACTGAACTTGCGAAGGGTCTGCATCTGTTTTTCTGTAGCCCGTTCGCCGCTTTCAAGCAACTGTTTTGCCAGTTCGATAGCCTTGATATTGGCTTCGATACGGGCATCTACTGATGTCGGAGCGTGGTCTTTACCACGTTCCGAATGGTTGTTGTGGGTATTCTTGGGAGTAAATGTATTCCTGCCATCGTTTTTGCGTGCAACTTTAAGAATAGCATCAAGTTCCTTGCGTGTCGCTTGGAATGGTCCGCTTATATTGTCATTGCAATGGAATACGTTGGCAAGTTCGTAATAGACAATACCGGAAATCTCATGTTCTCCTCCGAGTTTGTCGTTCAAGTGCAATGTAACACCTTTGAGTTCATCGGCAAGTTTTCGATTCTTTTCAATCTCTTTCTTGCGCTTACCCTCAATGCTTTGTTCATTTAAGGAATCTGAAAGTCGAGGTCGCACAGTCCTATCGACTGCATCGCCTGTTCTTTCTCCTTCGTTGTCAGTTCCTCTACCGGCTTGTTGTTCGCTTTCGCTACCTGTTTCAGTGCCTCTTGATAATCCTTGCTCGTGTCTATAACCTTTGGCTGGCACTCTTTCGGAGCGTTCTGCATCAGTTCTCTGTAATCCATGTTCGCTATTTTTATTGTTATCAGTCAGAGCGTCAAACAAACCCAACTCATTTGACTGCTGTGAAATTACTGCTTTTTTCTCATTCTTCTTACGTGCAGGGCGGATTTTTTTGATGCGTTCCTGTGCAATCTCTGCCTCTTGCTCCACCTCGGTCTCTCTTGTTACGGTTTCGGCGGTAGCAAGCGCATCAATACTTTTCTTATCGAAATTCGCCACATCGAATTGTTGTACCTCATCGTATGGAGTCATGTCTGCATCCAGTCCGTTCTCTGCCACCTCCGGCAAATCTCTCGCACCATTGTAAAATGCTTTAAGGTAAGGGCGTATGGAATCGCCCAAGTCTGCAACCATAGCTGTAGCATACTCGGTAAATTTGCGTGCACCTTTCTCCAAATGGTAAACAGCCATCTCCGTACCAATGGCAAGTATTTCAGGGTCTATGCCCATGTTCATTTGACCGAGCAACTTCTTACGCATACGCTCACGGAGTTCTGCATAGCGTTCATCGGTAACAAGACGGTTGCCACTCGGATTATTTTCAGGCTTAGATTCTTGCTCTGTGGCTTCCGCTTTTTCTGTACGTACAATCTCCCTAATCTTAACCTTGTTTTCAAGAATGGTTTCAACAGCGTCACGCAGTTCCTGATTGAAATTCTTGGGATTACGTACAATCTCCAACATTTCTTCAGGACTGTTTGCCGTATAATTGAAACGTCCATCCCCGATAGGGATAGGGCCGCTCACATCATCGCGCTTCAACGTGGTCAATCCGGTTTCCTTGTCAACGGAAACAGAATATTGCCACACCGGGCTGTATTCCTGCTTTTCTTCCTGCTTAGATGTTTCCAAAAGTTGAGACTCAGCAAACTGCACATTGCCGTCATTTACTTCTAACAAATCAGACAAAGACAAAGGTGGTTGTGATTGTGCATCGGTTGCATATTCTGCCAAGCGTTCAGCATCTTCCTTGCTCCGCATCATGAAGCCTTGCTTTTCCTTGTCCCACCAGCCTTTTAGTTGTTTGGCAAACATTGTGGTGTGCTTCCGAACAGTATCTCTTAATTTATCATTGAACTTCACAAGGTGCATATCCAACACCTTACCCCTTTTGGTGGTATATTGTGCCTGAGTAATGGTGTATGCAGCATCAGTCGGTGTTGTCGTTTCTTCATTGGAATTGTTTTGTTCCAATTTCCGCTGTTCAGTAAAGAGGTCGTTTATTTCGGAAATAATGCGGGCTTCCTCAAATATATCACTCTGACCATGTGCGGCTTCTTGTTCCTTGTGCAGTTCTTCAATGCGTGATTTGATTTCAGAAAGTCTGTCGACTTGTGTACTTGAACTCTGTTCCTCAACACTTTTGACTGATTTGTATTCAGCAAACGCTTTAGTCTTACGGTGGCTACTATCTATCCACTTCTCGAAATCCTCCAAGTTTACGGCAGTTACCACTGTCTTGTGATTATTTGCCCAGTCGCTGTCATAATTCGCGAAGTAAGCTGCCTCGGCATCGTCAGTCTCATTGAAACCAAGCATTACCTTATGCTCATCAAAGCTGCCGTCCTCATTATACTGGTCCACCACGAACACCCTGCGTCCGTTCCACCCGTCAATATCATCAGAGAGGAACACGTCTATGTGGTCTCCATCCACGCCCTCCGTGCCACGAATGTAGCCGTAGGTGTTCTGCATGATCGTTTCCCACTTGTTGCCCTCTGTGTCTATTCCACTGCGAACGGATCCTTTCGGGTTCTCAATGGTGATATTGAATGTACCAACCTGCACATGGCCTTTCTTATAATTGCCAGCTTCTTTCTGTTTCTCCGTAGGAGTAGTATCGGTTTCTTTCTCTGCCACTGCAACAGCATTGGCTAAAGACAAAGATGTATCAATATAATTAAGAACATCCAATAAGTCTCCGAATGTTTGACCGTCATACTCATAAGCGCTACCTATATAATTACCTTTCGTATCAGGTGCATCAACTTTTATAACTTTATGAGTACCATCAACAATAATTGTCTGTTTATAAGTATCGCCATACTTTCCGCTTTCAATCCAATCATCTTCTTGAACTTCAATACGTCTTGCTATTTTTGCACTAAGTTGATTGTCAGTATCATCAGAAGATAGCATTTCTTCTTGTGATAAAGAAGATTCTATTTCGCTTTGTCCACCAATGCTTTCAGTTCTTCCTGTATCATCAGTTGTCCCATTTCCGTTCTCAACTCGTTCTCTTGGCGCAAGAGTTCCATTGCTTCCTTGCTGCCCTCGTTGGCTTGTTGCAGTATCGCCAACCAATACATTGCTTCGTTGTTGTCCATTGTAATCTAAATTAAATGCTTCTTTAATAGCCTGTACGAGCGTCCGAGGGGTATTGTCCGGTTGTTCGAACAGAGTTTCTTCCTGTGTACCTTGTATAAGGTCATAAATCTTGCCGAATGTATTTTGAATGAAGCTTTGGCTTTCACCTTTATACATTGCGGCCAAATGCAAGACAAAGTTACTGAAATTATCAGCAGGGAGATAACTTTCCCCAGTGACATCATCCATTTGATACTGGTGTTTCCAACTTTCTATGGCAGTACGTGCTTCCTTGAAGTTCTTTGCCTCTGCAAACATTTTATCTTGGGACAAAGCATAGTAAGCACGAACGGAATTCTGTATCTCATCTACCATTCGTTCACTGTTCGGACTATCATAATCACGAAAAGCAGTGGCAAGAATAGCTTTTTGTGCTTTTACCGGCAATACGTTGAACATTTCCTCCAACCGTGTACTACCGTCCTTGAAAATGCTTTGATACATGATACCACGCAAATCATTCTTGGATTCGGGAGTCAAGTTACCCTTGCTGTCAAACGCACTCTTGTATTGTGTGGGGGTAATGAAACCTCTTTGGCTCATCCATTTCAAAACATTTGCACCATTGGAATCCACAAGTCCGGCAAATGACATTTCATCATCCGAAGTCCTAAGCAGCAAGTTAGCAAACGAACGCATTTCGGCTCCCATACGCTGCAAGGCGTTTTTAGGTTTGATGCGTTCAACACCTCCACTTTCTGTGTCCTGTGCCACATACTGGCCAAGACGGATAGCCTCTGCATCGTCCACATCAACCATGTTCACGAGGACAGGATGCTCCATAGCCTCAATGTCTTCTGCTTGTAATCCAAATTCTTCCGCATGGTCTTTCAGATACTGCTTGTAAAGAGCCGCCTGTTCCGGATGGTTCTCCCACATGATACGAAGTGCGTCACTTCGGTTATTGCCCTGTATGGCTTCGCCCCGTGCGTTCACGGTAGGTGCGCCTGTATAGGCGGTAACAGAAGATGTGATTTCTTCGGGGCGTATGTTTCCGGCAATTTTTCGTGCAGACAATACACTTGCCTCGTCATTCCGTTCTTTCGGCTGCGCTTCGTCAATAAAGTGCAGAGGGTTGCGCACGCCTTGAATATGGCTCGGTTGCAACAAGTTTGCATCAATCACGGCTACACGACCACCTACAATGGCATCATCACTGAATTTTACGGATACCTCCTTTCCCTGCAATGCCTGTACAGGCTCTTGTCTGTCTATCTTATGACCGTTCATGCGTCTGTAACCTCTTGCCCGTGCATCCTGCGGCTTGTCGTCCACCATGTCCGGCACTCCGTTCAGGACTTCACGCTCGATGCGTTCCGCTTCCTCACGTTCGGCACGCAGCTTTTCTTCTTCTGCCTTTCGCAATGCGGCTGCTTCATCGGCAATACGTCTGCGTTCATCATCCGCTTCCATTTTTCTGCGTTTGGCGGTACCGGCTATCTTCTGCCAAACGAGCAATTCCTGTTTGGCTGCATCAATCGCCGCTTTGCGTTCTTTCTCGGAAGCAATCTTTTCGGCAATGGAGTTGCCACCTTTCGATTTGGCTTTCTCCAACTTCTTCAAGGCTTCTTCCTTGTCGGCAACCATTCCATCGGCTACGGTCTGTGCCATATCCTCATCACCCTCAGTCTGCTCCACAATGGCATCCCAAGCTGTGTCGCTGTCGGCCTGCTCATATAGTGGATTTCCCTGCTCATCCTTTGGTATTCTCTGCATGGCAGGAATATTTTGAGGGGCATTGTTATCATTTTCGGGAATATTTTCCGCACCATTGTTGCTCTCATTCTCGGCAGGGCGTTCAAACGCTACTCCGTTATGCTCCAACAATATATTATCAAGTTCATCACGGGTAAACAGGTTCACACGCTTGCCGTTGATAGGGGCTTCGGTAAATACCTCATACTTGCCGTCCGCATCAGCATCTGCTGTGATATTGCCTCGGACGGTAACGCCGTTCTCATCGGTAAGCGAAACAATGTCATTGAGAGCGTATTGTGGTCTTTCAGCCTCTTGCATCTCCTGTTTCCGTTCGGCATTCTCAATGGTTCTCTGCTGCTCGAACTGCGCCACACGTGCCAAATTTGCCGCATCAGCCTGTTGCTGTATGGTTTCTTTTGCCAACGGGAAGATATTCACGCCGTCCGATACGTTAACTGTGCCGTCCCCGTTATCCACAATACCGTCTTCGTTGGCTACAATCTGAACCTGTATCTGTGCGTCATCTCCTGTAATGGTGTATGTATCGCCGGGGTTGAATGTAACCACACCGTCAATCTTGTCGGATGCTTCCTGTGCGAACTGTTGAATGATAGCCTCCTCCGCTGTCATTTTCTCATCGGACGGGTTCAACGGTTCATCAATGTTCAATACGGCATCTGGCGACACCTGTTCGAGTGCGCCTGTTTCTGCATCACGTACAATGATACTGCCGTCCGAAGCCCGGTTGTCAATGCCGCTGCCGTCTGCATACTGCACAAGGTTTCCACCCACCACATACACACGGCGGTCGTCCTGTTTCATCGTTGCCCCCTGTATCATGCCTGTGGTGCGGTTGGTGCGTGCGTCAACCATTGCGTTGCTTTGCTCCACACGTGCGTCTATGTCATCGCGTACACGCTGAATCATGCCGTCATATACCTGCTTGGCATTGAGATAGTCAAGAACCGTTTCCAACTCGCTTTCTCTCCAAAGGCCATTGTTCCGCATTTCCTCCAATGCATTCATAGGATGTATATCCAAAAAGCCAAGCGTGTTTTCATCCACTATGGCAGAAACCCTCTGCCGCTGGTAGTCACGCATATTCTTGGCATCGGTCATTTCCTGTGGGTCTGCGAGGTTGTAACCGTCAATGTAGCTTTCATTCATTGACTGCACATCCTCGTCCTGTTCACCGCCCCGCTTCTGTGCGAGAGTACCGAGGTTAAAGCCCCTCATCATCAACGAACGCTCCATATAGGTAAGTACTGCGGCTCTCTCATCGTCAGAGAAATCCTTGTCGTTCACAATGCCCTCTGCCACACTTCCAATGTCATCGTTGGTCGTAAGGTCGATAGTCGCCCTTAACGGTTCCCATATTTCTTTGCCAAGCAATTCTGTTACACGGGCATCAGCCTTGTTTACGCCGTGCTTCATTGAAGCATACTGCGCTCCCGACAAGGTTGCCTTTCCTGCACCCATCAATCCCATAGAAAGAGCCATGCCGCCCCAAATGTCGCCGTGGAATTGTCCTATCGCAAGCAAATTGGTGCGTGTGCCGTCCGGATTCTGTTGATAGGCATCATCAAGATTGAGCATGGTGCGCCACAGTTGTCCATAGTATTCTTCCGAAACCTCACCGACATAATCACTCATACCCATTTTGTTGAACATCTGATGAGTTTGTCCCATGATACCGTTCAACGCACTTGCGTCAGCCTTTGAAAGCACTGCACCGATACGTTTTGCACCTACAACATTGGCGAGTTTGCTCATATTCCCAAGAGTAAAGACCGGATCAAGATGTGCACCGAACATTTCCGAATAATTCTCAATGATGGCATTGGCTTCACTTTGCCAAATGGCATCCCCCCAAGTCTTGTCGTTGGAAAAATCATAGTTGCCGTTCTCATCAACAACCACATCACCCAGTTTACGGTCAATAATGTCAGCAGTAGTTTTCCCTGCCTGTACTGTATTGGCCATAAGTGGAGCGCGTACAAGCAAATCATCTGCAGTTGTACCGAGTGCTTTGATGGTCCAGTCGGTTGCATACCGTCCCAAACCTTTGGCTCCATTTTCTTTGATATAGGACTTGAAACCCTGCTGAGCCATTTTTTCAGCCGTTTCTTTGCTTATAACCTTTGTTGCAAGTCTGGTACTTCCTTTGGAGAAAGAGGACAATCCGTTAAATCCTCCACCTGTCAATACGAAATCCAGCATGAAGGACGGCATATAGCCTGTCATTACACCTGCTCTGTTCCAAAAATCTGCATTTCCGCTGTATCTTTCCTCTGCTTGTTGCTTCTCATGGATTGCGCCCATCATTGCATCATGCGCTTCACGTTCACCCTCTGTGGCATTTTCTTTTTTCAGTTCATCGGCATTCATCATCGTAAATGCGTCACGCATATCACCCATACCGAAATCCCACGTGCGCACATCACCCATAGTGCGACCGAAACCACGCCAAAAGCCTACATCTACACCGTTTTCACGGTCTTTCTGTTCTTCAAGGTTCTTAATCAGTTCCTCTGTTTCACGAATGGCTACGGATAACGCACGGTTTTCCTTGTCAGATTGTTGGCGGGGCGTATAAGTGGCAGCTCCCAGTATGGCAGCGAGAGGGGCTTTGTTGTTTTCTGTCTCTTCTGCCCATTCCTTGTGTACTTCTGATGCTCTTTCCGCTTGCTTGGCTTTCAACTCCTGCAACCGGAGGTTTGCCTTGCGCAACTGTCCGCCTATGGACATATCGGCAGCTTGGCGGTACTGAAAGCTTTCCATGTCAGCCAATGACTTGCTGTAATAACGATTTCCGGCAGGAGTGAGGAACGTTTTCTCCAACTTCCCACTTTCAGGATTGAATATCATCTTTCCCTCTTTGGTCTGCAAGCCGGGATTTATCCCATATTCCTGCATATTGTCTATGCGTTCGTTGAATGTTTGTGTATGGGATTTCACATCGTTCATAATACGGTCGGTTTCGGTCAACATCGCTACTTTCTCCTTTTCTGTAGGTTGCCATGTCTGTTCATTAGCAGGTGAAATGGGTTCTTCAACCGTTCCGGAAGCACTGTTTCCCGATTGTTGCGATGAGGTTCGTTCCTTTCCAAACCCTATATTGCTTTCAAATTCTTCAAACGGCTCCATATCATAACCATCTTTTACAAGAGCGTCGTAAGCCGCTTTACGTTTGGTTGAATCTAACAGGTTCTTGCGAAAATCTTCTTCGCTCTCCATGTCGTAACCATCAGAAACAAACGTATCATACAGTTTTTTTATCTTATCCTTTTCTTCAGGCATAGTATTTTATTTATGATGTTGGACTTTTCTTTTTATTATCGGCCGTTGGACTTTTTTTCTGTGGCTTAGAAGAATGTCCTTTACCGGGCTTTGTCGTTTCAGATGTCTTGACGGTTTTCCCTCTTCCACTTTTGACCTCGGTGGTCGAAGCCTGAGTTTCTTCGTTCCATGTTCCATTGTCTATGGCGTTCTGACGCATGGCTTCATACGAGTGTGCAAAATGCTTGTTACCATCGCTGTCATACCACGGATATTCTCCGGCCTTTCCACTGCCACCACCTCGGTTGTAATATTCTGCTCTGGCATTGGATGCGGAAGCGGAAGCCTTTGAAGCACCAGCTTTAGCCTTTTCGGTTTCAAGCCTTGCCTTTTCAAGTTCTTCTGCATATTTTGCTTCAATTCCTTTGCGTTTGGCTTCAGCTTCGGATGCGGATATTTTATTGCCTTGCAGTTGGAGATTCAATTCAAACATCTGCCTGTCGCGTTCCTCTTTGGCATCGTTCCGTATGCGGTTATAATCGTCAAGACCAAGCTGCCTTTGCCACTTACGTTCACGGTCATCCCTTTCTTCATCAGCGATTCTTGCCCTCATCAGCCCCTCATAATATTCTTTCTCCTTGCCTTCACGTTCTTTCATCAGCTTGTCATATCTCACTTTGGTACGTTCTGACATGGTATTCTTACCGGTATACATATTTGGAGCGTACTGCGTGGTGAAGAACAAGTTCGAGAGTGCCGATATACCATCACCAATGGCTGCGAATATCTGTTCACGTTTCTGCTTCTTCTTTTCTTTAGCAAGTTCCTCGTCCGTTGGCGGTTTATAGGGATTGAGTTTTTTGTACAATTCAGCGTATGAGAGACTGCCACCGTTCACATCGGCTTGTTTGGACGGAGGTGCAGCGACCGTTTCAGATTGGGAGCCGGTAACGGCAGGAGCCGCAGCTGCTTGTTGTTCCGTCCATTTCTGTGTACCCTTTGCCGGGGATGATACGGAAGGAGCGTCTTGCTGCTGTTCGTGCCATTCCTTAGAACCTTTGGGCGGAGGCGTACCACCTCCGTTTCCTAAAATATCATCCATTGTTGCCATATTGAAATAGTTTAGAAAGGCATTTGACTTACCGCGTTAGTTACTCCTTGTACAGCTCCCGATATGGCATTGGCCTTGCCTTGCTCAATGGCGTTAAGCTGTTCCACGAAAGCATTGTCGTTTTGCATATAAGTGGCTTCGATATTGTCCTTACGTGCTTCTGCATCAGCGGCAATCTGTGATGTTGCATCGGCAAGAGCCTTGTTGTTCGCTTCTTTAGCCGCTGCCACACTTTCATCAGTACCGCCCATGACGGCTGCACTACCGGCAGCGGCTTTGTTACGTTGTTTTATACTCTCTTCAGTTTGCGTAAGGATGCGTTGTGCATCAGCCCGCTGAGTGGCATCCTCGTTGTACCGCCTGTCGTACCAGTCCTGATTCTTTTGCCGTTGAGCCTCAACATTACGTTTTGCTTTCTTCATGGCCTTGGATGCCTTGATCCCACCGAAAATGCTGCCTGCAGCACCTATGGCACTTCCTATTAAACCCATAAGACTTTAGTTTTGATTATTAAAAGTTATACCTTTTAAAAGTTATACCTTGCGTGCGAAAGTAAGCCGTTATCTTCGCATCATCATTTTATCTTTTTACATACAAATCATTATGGCAATAGGAAAAAAGACCGGAGGACGGCAAAAAGGTACGCCCAACAAAATAACGGCACTGGCAAAAGGGATGATTGAGAAATGGCTTGAAGCGCACAACACTATACCCGAAGGAGATGTGACGCCACTAATAATGCAGGACTTCCTGGAACTTGACCCCAAAGACAGGGTGAAAGTGTCGACAGAGTTCATTAAAATCATCATGCCTAAGAATATCAGCATAGACGATGGCGAGGTCAAACTCACCATTGAGGATAAGCTTGTCAAACTTGCCGGAGAAGAAGACGAGGAAGAATAATCTATTACCCTCTACTTTAGATTGTCTTCATGTCAAGGGAACCCCAACCCGAAAAGGGGACGATTTTACTGATTTGCTTTGAAGCGATGTTCGAGAGAATGTCGCTTTTTTCATGTCCGGACCGTAAAATTTTCTTCGGAAGAAAAGGGTATTTCTTCCGAAGAAATAGCAATAAATGTACAATTATACCCCATTTCTTCGGAAGATATTGCCTTAATTGTACAGAAAAGGGGTATTTCTTCGGAAAAAATACGCATAAATGTACATTCTTGTACAGATTGAATTTTTTATGCGAAAATCAGCTCAAAAGCACCTCAAAAATCTTCTGAAATGGCTGAAATGAGCTATTTTTTGACATAATTTCAGAAGATATTACATTTATTTCTTCGGAAGAAATAACCATAAATGTACAGAAAAGGGGTATTTCTTCGGAGGAAACAGCCATAAATGTACATTTCTTCGGAAGAAAAGGGTATTTCTTCCGAAGAAATAGCAATAAATGTACAATTATACCCCATTTCTTCGGAAGATATACCATAAAATAAATATATATATCTACTACTACATCTACCGCGCGTGCGTGCGCACGTGAAGAAATTTTCGATTTTAGGGCAAGAATAAAAATTGAATAAAAAAGAAAGCT